CAAGCCCCAGGACACGGCCAAGACCCGTGAGGCCAAGCGCTCTACTGGCGGAAGGAGCCGTTGATGCCAGGAGGTAAGAAGCCAGGACCGTCGATCAAGAAGCCCGACGAATACGAGGCCCTCAAGAAGAAGGGCTACTCCAAGACCAAGGCCGCCAAGATCAGCAACGCCGACGCCAAGAAGAAGAAGTAGCTCGATGTCGAGCGAGTATCGGGGTGAGGTTCGACCGCGGCGTCAATCACCGCGCCACCATGTCGAGATGAATGCTGCGGCACATCAGCACAAGCCGGTCAACGATCCCTTCCCGCCGATTTCGTCCAAGCAGTTCCCGGCGCTGTACACCAGGAACCCGATCCGCAACCAGTACCGTCAGTTCATGCGTTCCAAGTCGGCCTACAAGAAGCCGATGTACTAATCGATGTCCAACGTCAACTTCTACCCACCGAGCTACCGAGCAGCGGCCAGCGACCTGACCATCGCCATCTCCCCGCTCGGGCTGGTGGAGCTTGCCGACGAAGAGTTTGAGGTCCACGGTCCTCGGCTCAACCGCTACGCCTCCAACTGGGCCTGGTACCTCGGTTACCACTGGGCCTACAAGCGTGAGATCGGTGAGCCGCAACTGACCTTCAACTGGGTCAAGGCTTTCAGCGACTACCTGGTCAACTTCTGCTTCGGCAAGGGTGTCAACTTCCACGCCCCCGAGGCCACCAGTGGTATCACACCATACACCTTGAAGACGGTATGGGAAGAGCACAACAACAAGCAGCAGGTGATCATGGAGATGGCCCAACTGGGTTCTGTCTCCGGCGATGTGTTCGTCAAGGTCGCCTTCGAAGAGCCGTTTGTTGACCCGGCAGGTGTGCCTGTAGCAGGGAAGATACGGGTTCTACCACTCAACCCTGCGTTCTGCTTCCCGGAGTTCCATCCCCATGACCGGACCCGGCTGATTCGCTTCAAGCTCAAGTACAAGTTCTGGGGCACGGCCCAGGACGGCTCTCGACAGGTGATGACCTACGTCGAGTTGCTGACCGAGGACCGCATCGAGGAATACATCAACGACGAGTTGATCGACTCCCGAGTCAACCCGATTGGTGAGATACCAATCGCCTTCACCCAGAACATCGCCGTGGCTTCCTCGCCGTGGGGCCTTGCCGACATCAATGACCTCATCTCGCTGAACCGGGAGTACAACGAGAAGGCCACCGAGATCAGCGACATCATCAACTACCACGTCTCGCCGGTCACCGTGATCACCGGAGCCAAGGCGTCGAACCTGGAGAAGGGGCCGCGCAAGGTCTGGGCGATCAACAACAAGGACGCCAAGGTCCAGCAGTTGGAGATGGAGACGAACTTCACCGGCCCGCTCGGCTACATGGAGTTGATCAAGCAGGCGATGCACGAACTGACCGGCGTTCCGGCACAGGCCCTGGGCACGATGCAGCCGATCAGTAACACATCAGGTGTCGCCCTGACGGTGCAGTATCAGCCGCTGATGCTCAAGTTTGAGCGCAAGAAGATTCAGTACACGCCGATGTTCCAGCGCATCAACGAACTGATCATGCGCCACGCCTTCCTGTTCGCTCCCGACTTGACGGTTTACAACCCGTACATCTCGGCCACTCAGCTTCGACCTGATCAGTTCCCGCAACTCGACCCGACGCTGCCGGTGTCGTACCGCAGCTACGTCGATTGGCCAGCGCCGATGCCGATGGACAAGCTCATCAAGATCAACGAGATTCAAGCGATGATGGCCATGAACCTGGAGAGCCGCAAGGGCGCGCTGCGCGACCTCGGCTACGCCTTCCCCGATCAGAAGCTGCAAGAAATCTTCGAAGAGGTCTTGGAGGACACCAAGCAACAGGGTGCTCTCGACCTGATCAGGGGCCAGATCGCGGCCTTCACGATGATGGCCACCGGGATGAGCGCCGATGGTCAGCCGATGATGAGCCAAGACGAAGAGGGCAACCCGGTGCCGATGCTGGCCCAGGTCGATCCGGCCATGGCCAACGATCTGCAGATGCGTGCGTTCGGTGTCAACCCGCCCCAGATGTCGGACTTCGATGTCGAGACGACGTAGCTCCGATAGCGCCCTTTCACCAGGGCATACCCTGGTATGCAGCGAGGCGTGTGCTATAAGTATCACCACAGCACTTCTGGACAACCTTGAGGGAACACATGTCGATCAATGACAACGGAACGCCGAATGTCAGCGATACGGGGCAAGGAATTCTGGTTGGAGTACAACCAGCACAGCCGCGTAACGCCAGCGATTGGGCGCAGCAAGGAACTCCGGCTCAGCAGGTGTCACAACCGCTGCAGCCTCAGCAGTACCAACAGCCACAGCAGCAGCCGCAGCCCCGGTGGACCGATCAGGACATCGAACAGGCACGGCAGCAGGAGAAAGACAAGCTCTACGGACGGATCGATGAGATGCAGCAACAGATGCGTCAATTCGCCGCCGACCGTGAAGCGGAGCAAGCCGAGCGGCAACGCTTGGCAGACGAGGCCGCCGAAGCGAAGCGGCTGAAAGAAGAGGGCGAGTTGGAGGTCCGTGACCTCCTGGCTCGCAGGGAAACTGAGTGGCAACAGCAGATCAGTCGCCTTGAGCAACGCTACGACGCAGATCGTGCGGTGTTTGAGAAAGAGCGGACGTTCGCAGAGGTGCAGAACTACCGCAGGGACCGCATCGATCAGGAGAGTGAATTCATCCTGCCCGAGCTACGCGACTTGATCACAGGCGACACGGTGCAAGCCGTGGACGCTTCCATCGAGGTGATGAAGGCTCGTAGTGAGCAGATATTCGCCAACATGGCTGCGGCCAACCAACAGCTTCCACCCTTCCAGCAACCCAGGGGCGCAGCACCCACTGCTCCCCCTGTAGGACCAATGGAGCAAATGCCGTCATACGAATCGTTGACCCCTGATGACATCAGGGGAATGGACATGGAAACGTACAAGAAGTACCGAGGACAACTCCTACAGGCAACAAGCCCACAGCGCCGCCAACAGCGGTAGCTGACACAAACGCAGGGCCATCAGGCCCTTTGCCAACAAGGAGTCACCATGGCCTACCCGAATGACACGGGTAATGCACTTGGCGGCGAACTCCCAACCGTATCTGGTATCACAGGTACGACGCGGGTCGCCCCAGGTGGTCCCTATTCCAACTACGCCCCAGTGAGCGGCTACACCGGCCAAGTCACGATGGACAACACAGGCGTCGGCTACGGAAGTTCCGTGGCCACCGGCTCGACCATGATGGGTCCGGCGATCCAGACCATCTGGTCGAAGGAAATCCTGTTCCAGTCGATGCCGGTGTTGCGCTTCGAACAGTTCGCGGTGAAGAAGACCGAACTGGGCACGATGCCCGGTCTGACGGTCAACTTCATGCGCTACAACAACCTGCCGATGCCGTCAGGTCCACTGATCGAAGGCGTGCGCATGAAGACGCACGCCATCAGCGCCAACCAGTACACCATCACCGTTGCCGAGCAAGGCTTCGCCGTCGCCGTGTCCGAACTGCTGCTCAATGCGTCGTTCGATGACATCATGGCCTCGGCCTCGCGCCTGCTCGGGCGCAACATGGCGCTGTACATGGACACCCAGGCCCGCCAGTCGCTGTCGCGGGCCTCGTCGGTCGTGTTCGGCTATCAGAAGCCGAGTGCCATCAACGTCGGCTACGGCGTGTACGAGGGCGGCACACCAGCCGCCAACGTCGCCGCGGTCATCGCTTCCGGTGCCACGGCAACAGCAGCCGACGACTACTACTTCACGCCGTACGCGGTGAAGGATGCAGTCGAGGTGCTCGCAGCCAAGAACATCCCTCGCCTCGGTGAGACGTACGTGTGCTTCATCCACCCGCACCAGTCACGCCGTCTGCGCGACACGCCGGAGTGGATCGAAGTCACCAAGTACGCCGCACCCGGCAACTTCATGCTCGGTGAGGTTGGCCGTCTGGACGACGTGGTGTTCATCGAGACGACGCAGATCGCTGCGCCGGTCGGCACGGACGCCACCGACCTGTGGGCGGGCCTGCCTGGTGGCAACGTCACCACGCCGAACCCGTTCAACCCCGACTTCCGTGGCAACGCTCTCGGCGCACCCGGCGACGGCGCATTCGGCACCCCGCCGAACAACCCGTTCCCCGACGTGGACCCGACCAACGGCACGCTCGATGACGCGCTCTCCGCTGACACCGCTCTCCCCGGCTGGGGTGAGCCGTGGGGTCCCTACTCGGGAACCGGCGCAGGTGCCTACGAGGCGCTGATGCTCGGAGACAATGCCTTCGGGCATGCCATCTCCTTGCCGGTCGAACTCCGTGACGGTGGCGTGCTCGACTTCGGTCGTGAGCACGCGCTGGCGTGGTACTCGATCTGGGGCTGGGGCGTGATCACCGAATCATCTGTGGTGAAGATCGTCACCAACTGACATCTGAGCGGGGGCCGAGAAGCCGCGAACTGACACGGCCCCCGCTCGGTATCTCAACCCCATAGGAGGGTTTCATGAGCATCGTTGCAGTACACGGCCCGAACACCATGTACACCACTGAGGGTGGTGGCGCGTCGATTGCGTCCTCACCGGCAGGAGCGCAAGCCACCAAGAGTCCGACTGATGGTCTGACTTTCAACTTCTCGTTCCCCAATCCAGGGGCACGACCGGCTGCCGATTTCGACTGGACCTTCACCGGCCCCGGTAGCCCTGCAGCACAGAACGACAAGACCAGCGGCTCGGTGACCTTCACCGGGCCTGGTGCAGTCACCATCATCTGCACGGTGGCCGCAGGTGCCGGTCCTCCGGCTGCTGGCGCGTACACCGTCACGTCAACAACGACGGCAGGCACACCGCGCATGGTCGAACCAGAGCAGCAAGCAGCGCAGCAAGCAGCCCAAGGAGAGAACGTGCCCGAAGACGACACTGTGTACGACGAGACGACCTACGGCGAGTTCATCCTGGCCGACCACAGCGTGGCCGAGGTACAGAGCTTCCTCGGTCACTACGACCTCTCCGACGACAACATTGATGACCTGATCACCGAAGAGGAAGAAGGGGCCAATCGACCGGAGATGATCGATTGGCTGAACACGCTGAGGGCGTAGTCTTCACCCGATCACTGTGACACCAAGGAGAACACATCGTGGCAACTAGCAGACAGAACGTCGAAATCGATCCCGAGATGGACCCAGGCACCAGCGAGGTCACCAGTCCATCCGATCTCGGCTTCACGCCGAAGTTCCGAGAGATCGAAGTCGATCCCATCGCAGAGGTTCCGCAACCAGTGGACAGTGATGGGATGGTCGAGATCAGGATGGCCGAGACCATCGAAGAGTTCACGTACGGCAACCCACACATGCACTTCAAGCTGGAGCAGGGGAAGCGCTACCGGGTGCCCGCACACATCGGTCGCTACCTCGCCAGCCTGGGGAAGGTCTACCAGCGCACATAGGAGGGCCGGATGGCTCGACCGAAAGTAACTCACGACGGCTTCCTCGTTCCCAACGCGTCAACCGTCTCCAACCCCCGAATGGCCGAGCCGGATCAGGTGGACTTCAACATCGGTGCGCACGCGTTGTGGGGCGTCGTGGACAACTGCCTCGTCACTGTGTCCGGCTCTACGGCGTCCACGCTCGGCGGCACGGTGATCATCAACGGCGTGATGATCACGCTGGTCAACTCGACGGCACAGCTTGGCGTCGGTGGCGCGCAGGATCGGTTCGACCTACTCGTTGCTGATATCAGCGGCGTGCTCAAGGTGATACCGGGGTTAGCCGCGGTCGATCCGGTGTTCCCCGATCCAGGGATCACCTCGACGGTGCTCGCCGCGGTGTTCTGCCCTGCCGGACTGAACACCTTCACGGACAACGTGATCGACAAGCGCAAGTTCATCAACAAGGCGCTGCTGACCAAGATCGCCACCGGCGATCCGCTGGTGCGCAACATGAACGGCGCTGGCAACCACTTCCTGGTCCAAGGTGACGGCTACACGACGTGGGAGTCCGACACGTGGATGTGGCGCAGCAACCCCTCCCAGTTGACGATCCACAGTGACCTGCGCGTCGAGGATCACATCGATGCCAACTCGCTGGACACCGTTGGCGATGTCAATGCCGGTGGCATGGTCATGGGCAGCAACTTGGTGATGGGTCCGTCTCTCCCGGCCACCGCCGCCAACGGCACGATCTTCCAACAGGACAACGGGCGGCTGTACATCCGCAAGAACAGCGCCTGGACCGAACTGGCCACCGTCGACGGCACGGTGCCGTTCGCCACGATCATTCACAGCCTGCGCCCGAAGTCGGAGATGCTGCCGCTCGGGTGGGTTGCTCTCGACGGCAGTTCGCTGGCCGAGAGCGGCAGCTACCCGGCGCTGTTCACCTTCTTCCTCAACCTCGGCTACACCGCCACAGGCATTGCTCCGAACCGCTCGATCACCTTGCCCAATGCCACCAGCCGAGTGCTGTTGAGCGCAGCGACACCTGGTGTCATGGGAGGCCCGATCAACAACCAGATCAGCCTCAGCGTGGCTCAGATGCCAGCGCACAGGCACAACGTGGCCACCAGCACTGCTGGTGGGTCCTCACCGACAGCGCGTACCAGCCGCGGTGGTGTGCACACTCACGTCGTCACGGGCGGCGCTCACTCTCACCCAGTGTCCGACCCCGGCCACGCTCATCATGGCGCTGACTTCTTCGGCAACGCTTCGCCGTGGATATGCCTGATGTGGGGCGGCAACAACAAGATCGACGCGCTGTTCAACGACCGCAACCACACCTACTCGGTGGAGGCGATGGACTGGACCAGCCCTGCGGCCACCAACATCTCCATCGGCTCTTCCGGTTCCGAGCACCCCCACGTGCTCAGCAACGACGGCGACCACGATCACTCCATCGTTATCGATCCGATTGCCGCCCACGTGCACCCGACGACCGAGGACATGATCGGCGGCGGGCAGCCCATCGACATCACGCCGATGTACCTGACGACGATCACCTACATCAGGAGTTGATATGAGCGAGTACGTCGGCTCCCGTTTCGGCCAGGACATGCCAGCGCGCATCGCTGGCAGCACTGTGGTGCTCATCGAGGCCACCGACATTCTTCCGGGGGAACCCATGTATCAGCCGCTCATACCCTTCTATCCAGGAGGAGTTGTCTCAGGCTCCGATCCGTCCGGCTCTTTGGCAGCAGCCGCTGCCGACTTGTCCTGGGAGCGCACGCCCACCGACTTCCCGATCACCTTCTGGGAAGGTGATGACGTGGTGATACCGCTGTACATCCAGGACCCGAACAACCCCGATCTCGATATGAGCGACCAGTCGCAGTGGGAGTGGCACGCTCAGATCAGGCTCCTGGCCAGCTACACCTCCACGTTGATCACCGAATTCAGCGTGGACTCGCAGTACTTTGCCCCCGGCACCTATGACCCGTTGATCGGCACCACGTTGGTGTCGCTGTTCCTGCCGCGGGAACTGAACACTCATGCTGGCAGCTTCTCCTGGGAGTTGTACTCGATCAGCCCGATGGCCTATTCCGACGAGTTCGCCAAGCCCGACGACTGGCCTGATGACGAGGTATGGCCACCGACCACAACGTTGCGCACCTGGTTGCAAGGTGACTGCACGATCAAGTTACGCACGGCGGCCACGGATGCTCTGCCGGTGACCAGTACGCCGTGGACCGGCAACTTCGCTGTTGCCGCAGTCAACGCCGGTCCCTTCGTGGTTGGGCCAAACGGCAGAGTCCCATGACCGACGTTGTGATACGACCGCCTGACAAGAAGGCCATCGTCGTCACGACAACGCCACCGACACTGGTCAAGATCACCAATCCCGATCAGGACGTGATCGTCGGTGCTGCCACTGGTGGCCCCCAAGGTCCAGTCGGTCCACAGGGCAATATCGGTCCAGTCGGCCCACAAGGTGATCAGGGTGTGCAGGGCATCCAAGGCCCGCTCGGTCCCACCGGAGTGCAGGGTCCGCAGGGACCGCAAGGTGTCATAGGCCCAGTTGGTCCAGTTGGTCCACAGGGCAACGTCGGTCCCCAGGGCATCCAAGGTCCTATCGGCGTCCAAGGCCCGCTCGGCCCCGTTGGCCCGCAAGGTGATGTCGGCCCGCAAGGTGCAGCAGGCACTGCTGTCGGTGCAGCGCAATACAGGTGGAAGCCAGGTACTACCAATGCCAATCCTGGCAGTGGGTTTCTGACATCGAACACCACCGACACCTCCCTGGCGACGATGTACTTCATCTCGGCGTATGACATCGATGGACGCATCGTGCGTATCGAGATGTTGGGGTCTGGCGACGAGTTCGACATTTACGAAGCCGATCAGTTCGACACCTGGAACAAGTACATCCTCACTGGCCCGCCTGAGTTGGTAGCTAATTCGTGGTACCGCGTTCCAGTGGCGTTTGCATCTACAGGCCCGTCGCCGTTCGCCCCGTCCAACAACAGCCCCGTTCAAGTGCAGACGCCAATCAAGGGCGAGCAGGGTGTGCAAGGCATCCAGGGTCCAGTCGGCCCGCAAGGCGTGAAGGGCGACACCGGCCCCATCGGCCCGCAAGGCATCCAAGGCGTGCAAGGACCATTGGGACCAGTAGGACCACAAGGTGGTGTCGGCCCGGTTGGGCCGCAGGGTGTGCAGGGCAACATCGGCACCACCGACATCGTTGAACTGACGCAGGCTCAGTACGACGCGCTTGGCACCAAGAGTCCGACAGCGCTGTATGTCATCACCGATGGCGCAGACCGCACTGTGCTTGCTGGTATCACAGCACCAGCCGCTGGCGATGGCATCAACGGCGACTTCTTCATCAACAACTCGGCGTGGACCGTGCAAGGCCCGAAAGCAGCGAACGCCTGGCCCGCTCCGGTGTCGATGATCGGCCCCCAGGGACCGGCAGGAGCAGCCGGAGCAACTGGAGCACCGGGTGCAGCCGGAGCAACTGGTCCGCAAGGCCCTGCAGGTGCATCAGCGCTGTGGACGCAGATGACTCAGGTGCAATACACCGCTCTGGCCACCAAGGACCCGAACACGCTGTACGTCATCGTCGGGTAGAGCGATGACACACGTCGTCTTACCCGGCACGGCTGGCAACAACGTCAGTACTCCGCACCGTGCCGGGTTTGACATCTCCACGGCGCAGAGTCTGCTGATCATCGCCTACGTCGCTGCCAACGACTGGTCACCGGCATCGTCGCAATCGTTCTGCTCGATCTACGGGGCCAACGCCGCGGCGGGCATGTTCCGCTGCACCGTTGTTTCGCCAGGCATCCTGCAGATGTCGGTCAGTGTCGGCGGGGTGGGCGGTAGCGGTGCCACGACAACAGTGCTGCAGACAGCATCAGGTATCGCTGATGGCCAGGGCATCTGGGTGTGGTACATGTGGCGGTCCACCACCGGCACCGTGGACTTCAAGTACAGCACCAACCCGCCCGAGACATCACTTGCCAGCATCGCTTGGACAAACCTTCAACTGGCCCGTAGCGGCGCGCCAACAGGCATCCCGACGACCGTCACGGCTCCGCTCCAGATCGGCGGTTATGACACTGGTGGCGGCTTGTTCCCGTTCTCCGGCAAGGTCTACCGCTGCGCGGTGTTCAGCGGGCCTGCTGGTGGCCTGACCAGCCTCACGGGGGCCACTGAGATTGCCGACATGAATCCTGCCGCCTGGGTCAAGGGCAAGACGTTCACCAGCGGGCTGGCCAACGATGTGTGGACGATCAACGGCACCGCTCAGTTGGTCGGCGGCGGCTCGGTTCTCAACGTTGCTGACAAGGTTGCGATTGGTAACACATCAGTTGATGCCATGTACGCCGGATCGAACCAGGTGTGGGCATATCCGAAGAGCATTCCCAACCTGATGATCTGGCTCGACACAAGACAGATCGCCGGGATGGTCGATGGAACACCGATGTCTTCATGGCCCGACGTTTCCGGCAATGGATTCACTGTCACGACGACGGCGGGAGTGGCGACCTATCGCACCAATGCTGGGATCAATGGACGCCCCTCAGTGCGCTTCGGGAAGTCGGCACTCGCTGAGATGCAGATCAATCACGGTCGCGCTGTGAGTGATCGCACCGTCTTCCAGGTAGTTCAGACTGCCGGGAGTTCCAATGGTCCGTATCATACGACGCAGTTACAGGAGCTTTCTCCGTATCTGCAGACATATGGGACACCGACCGGCACGATCAACACCTACACCAATCCCGCTCCATTGATCAGCGGTGTGGTATGGAGTGGTGCTCCGCAGTTGATCACCGTGTGGTGCAACACGGCTACCGCCACTCAGGGACTTGATGTCAACGGTACGCAGGTCACCAGTGCTTGGACGCCGGAAGCAACCTCTTCCAAGTGGTACATCGGCGGGTTCACTCCTGCTGGCTACGGCCTGAACGGCTTCATCGGAGAGATCATCATCTACGACCGATGCCTCACGGATACTGAGCGCGCCTCAATGCTGAGCTACCTACACACCAAGTGGAACTTCTGATGCCGCTCGTCAAGCCGACCTCGCGCATCTACAAGACGGCGACACCTCTCAGCGCGTTCTACAAAGGTGATACCAAGGTATGGGAGCCACCACCGCCGTGGAAGCCCAGTGATGTGACAGGTCTAGCAATGTGGCTCGACGCCAGTCAATTGCCCTTGGCTAACGGTGCAGCAGTAGCACAATGGCCTGACCTGAGCGGGCAGAATCAGGTCAGCACGCTTATAAGTTCTCCTGCTCCAGTGGTGCGTTCCAACGCTGTCAATGGCAAGCCGGTGGTGCGATTCAAAGTCAATGAGGGCCGGTTCCGTTGGACTGCGACAGGTGTCTCGATTCCCTGGACGGTGGTCTACGTCGGTCACTTGGTTGCTGGCGGGTACAACTCCGGTCGCATTCTCAACGGCATCTACACACCGAACAACATCCTCATCGGGTTCTGGAATGGCTACGAGGACGTGTGTTACGACGCCGGGTTTACAGCACCTGATATGCGGACAGCGATCACCAACAACTGGAAGATGTACTCGGCTGATGGAGTCGTTGGCCTGACTCGTCTCTACAGCGACGGAGTGTTGTTGGGGACGACTGCTACTGGGTTGGGTTTCGGCGGCACCCTTGCCCTCTCCGGTTATGACCCTGAGTTGTCTCAGGAGACGTGTGACTGTGAAGTGGCCGAAGTGCTGCTCTATAACCGCTGCCTCTCCGACGCCGAGCGTCAGCGGGTCGAGTCATATCTCCGCGCCAAGTGGTTTCCACCACCCTTCGATGCCGACACTGTTGCGTATCTCAACGCCACCGGCCTCGACCAGAGCTATGCCAAGACGTTGGACAACCTCGTTGTGGGGTTGAAGAACGCCGGATTGTGGCAGAAGATGCTCGCCATCTATCCGTTCATCGGCGGTACTGCGTTGCTGCATCGCTGGAACCTGAAAGACCCCCGCGACCTCGACGCTGCCTACCGGCTGACGTTCAACAGTGCTGCCGCCAGCACTCATTCCACTGCGCTCGGCTATCGCGCCAACGAGCAGAACCAGCAACGAAATGGCGCGTACGCTGACACTCATCTCGTTCCGCTGGGCACGATGAATCAGGACTCGCTCCACTTGTCGTGGTACTCGACACTCGACGTGCCGCCGAACGACCGGGCAGAGATGGGCTGCTTCAACTGGTCGGTGGCGCAGAGCCGCATGCACATTCTCTGTCGCTATCAGCCGTCCGAGTGCTACTACAGCATGAACGAGGACGGGTTCGCTCACGTCACTGTGTCCACGTCGGCAGGGTTGTTCGTCTCGTCGCGCACGACGCCGAGTGCTCAGACGCTGTACATCAACGGGGCGAGTGTTGATACGTCGCCGGGAGCGTCGATTGGTCTGCCGAACGTGCCGGTGTGGGTCGGTGGTATCAACTCCTTCGCCAATCGCACCGACATTCCGTGCGGCTTCGCCTCCATTGGCTCCGGTCTGACAGCACAGAACGCTGCCGACCTCTACGCCGTTGTTCAGACATATCAGGCTGCTCTGCGGGGCCTGTGAGAGGATAGGACGATGCCCAATAGCAACTACGCCCAAGTCAGCAGCCTTCTTGCCCAGGGCAAACTGCACTGGCAGACGGACGCCATCTCAGCGGCGCTGCTGACCGGCGCGACCTTCGATGCCAGCCACAAGGTGATCTCCGAAGCTGGTGGGTCGGTAGTGGGTACTGCTCCGATCACCGGGCGTGCTCTGGGTGATGACGGCTCTGCTCTTGGCCAGCCGGTGATCTTCGCCAATGCTGATGCAGGCACGGTGTACCAACTGGTCCTCATCCAGTCGAACGGCGTCGGTGAGCCGCTGCTGCTGGCCTGGATCGATGAGACCATCCAGGAAGAGGATGAGAACACGGACATCACCGTTGCTCAGGACGGCACTCTGATCATCCGTCCCGTCGAGTACGACTCAACACCAGCACCTGACGGCAGTGTGTTACCACCGCAAGTCGGTGTGTGGATGAACCTGTAGGAGGACCGATGGCAGACACAGCACAGATGGTTGCGGGCGTGCGGTCCAAGCTGCGCGACTTCCCCAAGTACTTCGAAATCAGCGAGGGTCGGCTCAACGTGCTGACCATCCGCTTGCCGCATCCCTATGTCACGCCGACAGCACTGCAGGTCTACGTGACGACGATGACCCCTCCTGTGCCTCCGGCCACTGACCCTGTGCCGGTGACGGCGCTGACCGACGAGTGGACTCTCGATGAGCGCAACGGCCTGCTCAAGCTGAGCAACACCACCTTCCTCGGTGCTGACGTGATCGCTGCCGGATACCACTACGTGTGGTTCTCCGACGCTGACCTGGTGCGCGCCGTCCAAGAGGTGACCAACGAGATGCTCTACGGCAACGAAGAGACGCTGGACACGCTCTCCGGTGTGCAGGCCGAGGTGATCGAGATGGGCGCAGTCACCAGAGCGCTCTGGTCGCTGTCGATCGAACTTGCCCTCGATATCGACGTATCAACGCCTGAGGGCATGTTCATACCCGCCCATCAGCGCTACCAGCAGGTGGTGGCGATGATGCAGTACTGGGAGGGCCAATTCAACGAGCGCGCTGCCTCGCTGAACATGGGCCTCGGGGCGCTGGAAATCTTCCGTCTGCGCCGGGTCAGCTACACCACCGGGCGCTACGTGCCGGTGTACCAGGACCGTGAGTTCGATGACCCGCGGTGGCCGAAGCGGCTCTACCCGGTCATTCCCGAAGGCGTCCCCGATGACACCGAGACGCCGCTGTGGGCCAAAGCCAAGCGGCTCAGCGAGACGACCTTGGGTTATTACCCGGCAGTAGGTTCGGGGTGGCTGGGAGTGCAGTGATGGACCCTCGACGGGAGGTGCGCCAGATATGGAAGCACTTCAATCGGTATCACGACACCATCGGTGAGGCGCTGATCTATTACCGCTTCGACGCCGACACCAGCAGCTACGACACGGTGTACGACGAGGGCTACCGCAAGTATCACAAGGGCGTGCGCATCCCGATCCTGTGGGTCGATCAGTCCGAGGCCACCGAGGACTACGCCCCAGAAGGCCGCCGTCCGACACAGCGCCTGCGTTTCGCCGTCTCGGCCAGCAACATGGACGAAGCCGGGTTCTCGGTCACCGAGGCCCACGGCAACCGGCTCCAGGACGAGTCCCCCTCCGACATCTGGCGGCGGGATCGGGTCAACGACATCTGCTGGTACGACGGTCGCTTCTACGAGATCAGCGCCTACCAGATCAGAGGTCGTGTGCAGGGCGAAGACGTGATCATCGGCCTCACCGCCATCGAGACATTCCCCGACGACGACATGCAGTTCGACTACGAGCCAGGAGCAGTAACACAATGACCATCGTTGAGCCGATTCCTGGCAACTACGGCAAGTCCGACTGGGTGGACTACTCCAACAACTGGCGTGAAGCAGACGCCGAGTGGCTGCAGGCCCGAGGCATACTCCGCTATGCGTCGAACGCAACACGCGACGCCGATCTCACCACGCCTGGTGTAGGCCAGGTCGTCTACAACCAGGCGCTCGACATCCTCCAATTGCGCTCCAGTGCTGGGACGTGGAGGAACTATGCGGCGCTTCCGACCAACCTCACGGCCACTCAGGACAACGCATCCGGTGTCGTTCTGGCACACGTCAACGCTGCAGGCAAGGGCGTTCTGTTCGGTCCCAGCGACGTGCAGGTCAACTACGGCCTCAAGGTGCTCACCGATGTCTTCGTGGTCGATCCGACCAGCTTCGTCAGCATCAAGACCGGGACCAGGACCGTCAAGCTCACCACGGACGCCGCCAACCTTGTCTCCGATAGCCCGGTATCGATGCCCAGCATCGTCCTCAGCGGCACGGGCACCGTGCTGTCCACCAATCAGCAGGTGTCGGTGGGCGTGCTGACCGGAGCGAGTGGCACCTTCACCGGAACGCTGGGTGTGTCCGGCGCTCTGACTGCTGGACCGAACAGCACGGTCGGCGGTGTCGGTCTGTCAGCCGGACTGGCAACAGCAGCAATTCAACCCGGAGGGTTCGTCTCGGGGGCTGGCATCCACACAGGTGATGCCAACGGTGCGATCATGCGGTTCCGCAACACCAGCAGCGGAGCACTGGGCAACCCTTACGTTCAAGTCCAGAACGCCAACATCGAAGTAACCGGCGGCCCGATGAACGTGCGCAGCGGCATGACCGTCAGTGACACGACCATTTCGTATTACAGCGGCGGCACCCTCCGCGGCTACTACGCAGTCGGCTTCTACGGCGACCCAGGCGTGGCCAACGCTCCCGAGGGTTCGATCCTGATCCAATGACCGTCTACGTCAAGAGCGGAGGCGCATGGCGCGCTGCGTCCAATGGTCGCTTGTGGATCAAGAGCGGTGGCGCGTGGCGAATCGCCAACTACTGCTACATCAAGAGCGGCGGTGCCTGGCGTGATTCGGGGTACCGCGGCTTTCCTGCAGCGCCGACCGGCTTGAGCGTGTCCTCGTGGGATTTCAACAACGTGAACCTTACGTTCAGTGGGGGAAGCGGCGGTGCTGGAGTCGATCACTGGGTGGCTGAGAAGCTGAACTCCGGTGGAGGTGTTGTGGCCTCACAGAGCATCACCACCGGCAGCTTCGGCTTCGGTGTCAGCGCCAACGAGCAGTGTCAGTTCCGTGTCTATGCCGTGTCCACTGGTGGTATCACAAGCAAGGACACAGGAGGTCCTGGTTATTCCAACACGGTGCGAACATTGATCGGCCATCCCGAGCAAGGGCACAACATCAGCGTGCAGAACACGGCAAGCTGGTCATCAACGCTTCCTCTGACCAACTTGGGCGCTGGCGCGCATAGGGGTGAAGCGCCGTACATCCTCGTACCTTCCGGCTACTACATGACGCAGTGGACGCACAGCTACGCTCTCAGCTTTCCCGGTACCTACATTGCCAAGCCACCCGCTCAAGGCAACCGGCAGATTCAGTATTACAACACCCGAGACGGCTCACCGGGAACGGTTCCGTACTGGGATCGCAACATCGCTGCATGGGCCACGGATACCTGGACTGAGGGAATCTCCAACCTCGATGGCCAGGGCATCGGTTGGGGGATTTACCTCAGCGGCGTCGGTTGGACAGCGCCTGGCCTCAACGATGCACAGATTCTGAAAGGTTCCTTCCGCCTCGATGGCTTCTACTACTACTACACCAGCCAGTGGGTTGTGGACGTGGCCTACGCCGGAAACAGCTACTGGTAACTTACGGCGATGAACACCGAAGCTGCCTTGAACGCGGCGCGCCGTCTCAGCGTTGACGTTGCCAACCTCACCTACCGTTTGGCTCTTGCCGAGGCCGTCCAAGACGAGTTGCGCGGACTGCTGTTCTACGAAGGCCTCGACGGTATTCCGCTGCGGCGCATCGATCCCGACATGTGGCAGCGGCGGCCCGCTGATATGCCCGAGGGCTACGACGGCCCGGTGCCGATCCAGACGATCTTGACGCAAGACCAAGCCGATGCAGCAGCGTCAATCCTTCATGCGCTGGAGCACTTGTTGTAGGGTTGCTCCGTTCCGGCCAAGCGGGTCGGGATCACATGAGCACAGCATCGGATCGCAATGGCAACCATTGGTTTGAACCAACAATGGTTCAACACCCTCGTGCGCTACACCGAGGGTCTCCAAACCGACGCCATGCGAACCGCCGACTCTGCTGTGAACTTCCTCCAGGAAACCGTGCGTGACAAGGCCCGCGACACTCCTGGGTGGTCGGAGCTTGCCGACGATATCGAGGTATGGAGCGCCGATGGCAAGCTATGGATCGGTGTCCGTAACACAGCGCTGATCTCCGAGGCCTCGTTGCTGGAGTACGGCGATGAAGAGAGCGCTCCCAACCCGCTGCTGCGCACCTTGACCGCGGAGTTCCGCCAGACCGGCGAGATGATGCGCAACCAGATGACCGCCGACTACGGCCCTGGGAAGCTGACATGATCCGTCCGCTGACCGCCAAGCCGGACATCTTCAACCACACCGGGTTCATGCTGGCCGAGGACGAGGCGTTGAAGACCTACCTCACCGGCATCACCGTCCCCGGTCGCGATGCTCAGGCCCCCGAAGAGAAGGTCGGCGTGTGGTTCCGTTGGCCGACTGGTGAGCGGCAGTTGAAGTACCCGTTCATCACCATCGACTCGATCACTGCCGAACCGGCGTATGAGTTGTTCCACTCCAACCACCAGGAGCCGACCCAGGGCTACTACCAGCCCTCCGTCGCCAGGACCTTGCCCCCGCCATCGGCAGGGTGGGGCGTGATGGACTACTCGATCGTCAACCACTTGCCGTTCCGGCTGGTGTACCAGGTGACCGTGTTCACCCGTCACAACCTTCACGACCGCTACCTGCGCTCGATCTTCGCCACCGACGTGTTCCCGCAGCGACCCTTCTGGATCGCCTGCGATGTCGATGGCACCTGGCGGCGCACCGAGGTTGTCGGCTATGCCGCCAACGATCAAGCCGAGACATCGGAATCGGGCACCAAGCGCATCTTCCGCAAGGTGTACACGATCTCGATGCTCGCAGAAGTCCCACAAGTGCGTCTCGTTGACGCCGAGTTCTACAAAGTCTTCCGAGTCTTCCTGTCCGTCAAGGACCGTGACGACTGGGATCAGGAGTTGTTCCACCTGGCCCATGAGGGCCAGGAGGTTCCTACTCCAGCGAAATTGTGATACTGCCGCCTGGCACGGAAACCTAAATCGTCGCACTCCATCGGAACCCACGTTCAACCATCGCGAGGAGCGACACCATGCCATTGACCTACCGCCGACCAGGCGTGTACTTGGAAGAGAGTCTGTTGGTCAACCCCTCAGACGTTGCAGGCACCGTTACGGCTGCCTGCTTCGTCGGAGTGACCCAAAAAGGGCCGACCAACGAACCCATCCTGTGCGAATCCTGGTCCGACTTCGTGACCCTGTTCGGCAACTTTGACCCGATCACGGTGCCCACAGGGCCGACCGCCCTCTCATACCTGCCTTTCAGCGTCTACTCGTTCTTCCAGAACGGCGGGCGCTTCGCCTGGATCATCCGCTCGGCACCGACTGCTCCGGCAGACCGGGGTACCTCGGCCACGATCACCGTCAACGATGTCTCTCCGGCCAAGTGCTTCGACCTCATCGCCCAGTCGGCAGGCACGTGGGGCAACACCTTGCAGTACGCGCTGACGGTCCAGTCCACGGTGGGCATTGCTCCCAACGACGCCAACGTGTTCGCCCTGCAGGTGCTGATGATGAACTCCGAGGGCATCTACGAGATCGTGGAGACGTTCTCGTCGCTGTCGATGAACGGCTCGATACCGGGAACCCGCAAGGTGGACTCGGTGCTCAACGACTCCGTGGCCGGATCGCAGTATCTGATCTGCGCCAACGTTGATGCCACCAAGCTCAAGCCAGTGGCGACCGCCTCGCCGCGGTCACTGGTCGGCGGTATCGATCCCAAGTTGCCGGATGCGGCGGCGATGATGGCCTCGGCACAGAACGTCAGCAAGCTGGAAGGGCCGATCAGCCTCAACATCTGCTCGTACCTCACCGACTCGTCCAAGGCCGACTCCGTTGACGTGGGCACGGTGTTCATCGGGGCGACGGTCCCCTCGTCAGCGTTTGCTGACCGCCAGGACATCTTCATCGTCAACGACAGCGCCCCGCCACGTGCCCCAGGAACGTCCTCGTCGTCCTACAAGACCTCACTGCAGAGTTCGCTCGGGGCCAACCCTGGCGACAGCTACAGCGCCTCGTACACGCCGTGGATCATCATTCCGCACCCTTCTCGGGTGGGTACCACGGTCAGCGTGCCGCCTGGCGGCGCGGTGATGGGCATGATGGCCCGAGTCGATGCCACGATCGGCGTGTTCCGTGCTCCGGCTGGCGTGATCGCAGGCCTGTCCAACGCAGTCGGCGTGCAGTCCAAGTTCACCGACACCGAGCTTGGCGATCTCAACGCCACCAACATCAACGTCATCCGCTCGGTGGTCGGCGCTGGCATCTGCGTGATGGGTGGCCGGACTCGCAAGAGCTACGGCACCGACCGCTACATCAGCGCTCGACGGACGCTCATCTTCGTCAAGGAGGTGACCCGTCGCTCGACGCAGTTCGCCGTATTCGAGAACAACGACCAGCGGCTGTGGTCCTCGCTGCGCATGGCTGCCGACCGTATCCTGCGCCCGCTGTGGGAGGCAGGTGGCCTTCGTGGCCCCAACGCCGCCTCGGCGTACTACATCCGCTGCGATGACTCGATCAACACCCCTGCGGTCATCGCCTCCGGTGAGGTCCACATGGAACTCGGCGTGGCGCTGGAGTACCCAGCGGAATTCGTCATCATCCGCATCACCCAATTCGACCAAGGGTCGTACTCGACCGAAGTCGTACCGTCAGCCTGATCCCAAGGAGGTATCACAATGTCAACATCACCATCCCTTGCGGATCGCACTCGGCTCCGTGCCGATCCAGTCCGCAACTTCAAGTTCCAGGTGCAGTTGTTCCACTCGGACGCCACGCTCTCGCGCATGCTCGGAGAGATGGGCTTCATGTCGGTGGAAGGCATCGCCATGAACACCGACATGGTTCCGTACCGTGAAGGCGGCTGGAACACCAACCCGCACAAGCTCCCAGGGCAGACGGACTTCGCTCCGCTGACCATGAGCGCCGGGGTCTTCGCCACCAAGCCTGGCATGTGGAACCTGGCCAAGCAGATGTTCTCTGTCCAGTGGGGCCAGGGGACCATCAGCATGGGCGAAGAGTTCCGCTACGACATGGCCGTGCGCGTCCTCGACCACCCCGTGACCGATGGTCCTGCCTCTGGCTCTACGAGAGATACCAGCGGCTCGATCATGGCCTTCGCCTTCTACAACTGCTGGACGGCGAGCATCGGCTTCAACAACCTCAGCGCTCAGGACAACGCCATCCTCATCCACCAGATGACGGTCCACCACGAAGGCTTCGACGTGTTCTTCGGAACGCAGGACGCTCAGAACCTCCGTCACGGACTGCAAACCAACCCAGCCATCCGGGTCTCCTGATACCCCGGTAAGGAGCACACATCGTGACCGACGTATTCGCGTCTGAACAACAACACAGTGACAAGCAAGCGGAGATTCGCGCAGCCAAGGAAGCCATCGCAGGGCCGGTGCCGCTGATCAGCGACACCCCCTTGACCACTCTGCAACTGCCTCGGGGCCTGTTCCAACGAGGCAGTTGGCAGAAGGAAGCGGAAGTACGCGAGTTGAACGGGACCGACGAGGAAGCCCTCGCCAAGACCTCCGATCAACTTGCCTTCTTCGCTTCGGTGATCGCCCACGGCGTGGTGCGGATCGGTGAGGTGGACTTCACCTCGGTGCCGATTGCCGAGCGCAAGTTCTACCTGGGAGAACTTCTGCTCGGGGAGCGTGAGCAACTGTTCATGAAGGTGGTGCAGGTGTCGTTCGGGGACCAGAAGGTCCTCCCCTTCACTTGCACCCAGTGCGCCACCGAGCAGGAATTCACGCTGATCATCTCCCAGGACTTCAAGCCCAGGGAGGTGGAGGACACCGACATCATGCAGTATCACACCAAGCACGGCGACGTGCTCGATGTGCGTGCTGCAGTCGGTGCCGATCAAGAAGAGGCCCTCGGCAAGAAGGGGGCCTCGACAGCGGAGCAGAACACCGTGCTGCTCTCACGGTGCATCACCAAGCGCAACGGCGAACTGATCCCCGACCCGCTCGGCTATGCCCGAGCGATGGGCATCAAGGACCGTCTGTCGCTACTGGAGAAGCTGGTCGAGCGCCAGCCATCCATCAGCCTCGACCTGAAAACGACCTGTGTCTCGTGTGGCAGCGAACAGCGAATCGTTCTGGGTTGGGGGGACCTCTTTCGTCCCTAACGACCAAGCCCTGTACATCGATTACGACGTGATCGCTGCCAACTACCCCGGATGGAACCTGAGTGAGATACGAGCGATGACGTTGCGACAACGTGACTTCTGGTTGCGGATGATCAAGTGGAAGAAGGCGCGCTATGCCTGACGAACCTGATGCCACTGGTGCGCGCAACTACTCGACCGCTGCTGGCGCTGATCTGAAAGTCCCACACCTGGAAGCGGCCAAGGCCGGGATCGATGCGATGAACGCCTCGCTGGCGGGCCTCGCCGCGGCGCTCAGCAAGTTCTCGACCAATCCGTTCATGGCCAGCGGTGCCGACCGCATCCTCAAGAACATTGCTGAGCAGGCGTCCAAGACCACCCAGGCCGTCAACTCCACATCCGCAGCCCTCGGCAGCATGAGCGGTGGCGGTGGCGGTGGTGCCCCTTCCGCAACGGCTCCTGCAGGGTCCGGCTGGACTGCCACTGCCGGTTCGCAGGCCTCTGCCGCAATAGCGCAGGTGCGCCCAGGCGGGCTGGAAGGTGGTCAGTATCTCGGTAGCGGCACCGACACGGCGGCAGCTATTGCGTTGGCCCCGATGCGCTTCTTGCGGGAGCGGATGACGACCAACCGCAACACGGCTCTGTCGGCATCGCTCAGCTTGGGCATGGCCTCGCAGCAACAGGGCGCTGGCATCGGCTCGATGCTGTCCACGATGAGCCGCTTTCCCGGCAACGTCATGGGTACCCCTGATGAACTGCTCAGCCTGTTCGGTGCCGCCCCGGCGCTCGGCGCTTCGTACAACTTCGGAGGCAAGGCTGGCGGCCAAGGTGTGCGCGCCGCAGGTCTGTTCGCTGGTGTGCGTGAAGCGCAGATGCTCAACCCTGGAGCCAACGTCGCTGACCTGACTTCGACCATAGGCGGGTATGCCGCGAACACGCGGTCCCAGCAGCAGAGCGCCTATCTGACGGGTGGGGCGATGGGCATGATCAAGCCCGGTGGTGGTCAGAAGAGCTTGAGCGAGTGGGCCGAGTCGGTGCTGCGTTGGTTGGAGGGCCTGCGCGGCGGTGCTGATCGCGGCAAGCCGTTTGACTACGGGCAGTTGATGAGTCAGTACTTCCCCGGCTCCAACATCGACGCTTGGTTCGACGCCAACGGTGTGCCGCAGAACATGCGTGACTACTGGTGGACGTACTCCCTCAGCAAGGCCAACAAGAGCGGCAGCACTGGCGGCGGGGCGATGAAGATCACGCCGGACAGCAAGAACCTCGCTCAGAACCGCCTGCAATCGACCACCGAGTTGACTCGCACCGAGTTCGGCCTGGCCGGTTCGATGATGGGTGCCTACCAGAACCGTGAGGATGCCAACCGCTGGTTCAACCAGATGTTCGGGCAGATGCAGACCACGCTGATACCGGCGTTTGCCAAGAGCCTCGGTGCGTTCATCCAGTTCCTTCCCGACACGATCGAAGAGATGCTGGCCAAGGCCACCGAGATGGGTGTCGGTGGCATCTTCGGGGGCCTTGGCAACGCCTTCAAGGGTGGCGGCGGGGATGTCGGAGACATCGGTGACTACACCACCACTGGAGGGACCAGCACTTCGGGCATGCACCCCGACATGCGCCGCAAGCTCGGCGGGATGCTGCGTGCCAACCCCAAGCTCAGTATCACATCAGGTCTGCGTGACGAGAACATGCAGGGCAACTTGAAGCGCAAGGGCTATAGCCGGGTATCGGGGAAGTCATCGGCGCACACACGGGGCATGGCCGCCGACCTCGGCCCGCCGTCGCAATACGCGTGGATCGTCGCCAACGCTGGCAAGTTCGGCCTCTCGTCCGGCAACAGCCAGGGTGAGCCGTGGCACGTCGGCATGGGCGATGCTCTCAGTGATCTTGCAGGCGGGTTGACGGGCGGCTTCCTGTCAGACCCGGAGAGTGCTGCGACACTCATCGCTCAGTTGATGGGCAACATCTTCGGCAAGATGCAAGGCGGCTCTGGTTCTTCCGGGGGAGTGACTGATGGGCCTGCCTATGATCCGTCGTTCTACGAGCGGCTGGTCAATGCGTCGAACAACATCAAGTCGGGGCTGCCAAGCGGCCCCGGTGTCAGGGCGATCAGTTCGGCGCAGGGCAACACGCTGGGCCAGTCGATGACCCCAGGCGGTAGTAGTAACTCAACAGGCGCATACACAGGGGTGCGCACACCTTCCAACATGATGGGGTCCTTCTTCTCGGCTGATGACATGACCCGCGGCGAGGCCGTGGCCCAAGCGCTGTATGCCGCGGGCTTCCGTGGCCAGGACTTAATCAACATGACCTCGATCTCGTTCCGTGAGAGCCGCTGGAACCCCAACGCCTGGAACGGCTCCGGTCAGGATCGTTCCGGTGGTCTGTTGCAGATCAATCAGAAGCCGTGGCTCGACAAGGGCCAGACGCCGCCGTTCAGCACGTCAGACCTGCTCGACCCGTACGCCAACGCCCAGATCGCCTACGACATGTTCACGCGCAAGATTCCCGGCCAAGGCGGGTACTCACCGTGGGACTATCCCGGCGACCCGAGTTGGCAGTACAAGGTGGACTTCGGCAAAGGCAGCGCAGCAGTGCATGCCGCGGGCCTCGGTGATGCCGAGTTCATGTCGATGTTGCCCTCTCGGACCAGTGGCGGTGGTGGCTTGGTGCAGTTCCACAACGTCTTCCAGATCGGTGGCGGCGGTAACGGTGCCGGTGCCGGTGGCATCGACGTGCGACGAACGGTGAACATGATCGCTGACCAACTGGAGACTGAGATGACGCGCAGAGTTTCAAGGGTCAACTGATGGCTTACAGCTACGGGATCAAGAACACGTTCCGCCCATCTCGGCTGGCTCCCAACGCCTACGGATGGTCGAACCGGCCACCGTACATTCAGGCCGACGTGCCCACGGCGTTGATGGATCAGCCGACCAACCTCACGTCCGATCAGTTCCGTCAGCAGTTCGCCTACGAGTGGTTCCAGTCAGGTGACCTGCGTGGTGACCGCAGCCTGACCAATCCGCCATTCGTCTCCGGCGCTGCTGGTCGCTTGCACCCGCTGTTGCGCGACCAGGCCACCGGCAAGCCCGCCCGCATCCTGCGTGGCTACATCCGCCGTGCTGAGTTCGAAGCGGGCAACGACATGTCCCGAGCACGGCTCTACTTCATGTACAACCCCGAGGTGATCACGCGTGACTATGTGAGCTACCTGGAGCAGACGGCGCTCGACCCGTTCAACACCGTGTTCCAGTCGGGCAACCTCGTCGCCCCGCCGTCGTTCATGGATTTCAGTTTCAGCCTCCTGTTCGATCGACAGGAAGAGGCCATGGCTCCGGATCACCCCGGTGTCTACGTGGACTACCAGTTCTTCGATCTTGTCGTTCGCAATGTGATACCAACCGATCCCAACCAGTCGAGCAACACCTTGCCTGACAACGGGATCATGATGGTCAACCCCAGGGACATCACCGTGGTGTTCAGCCCGCAGTTGACCGTGCAGGGCCGACCGCTCAACGCCTCGGTGAGCTTTGAGCGGTTCACCCACCGGATGACGCCTACGAGGATGACGATCCAGTTGCACATGCGCGCCGTGTACATGGGGCCGGTCAAGGATCAAGTCGAGTACAAGAAAGAAGAGTTCGCCGCCGAGGCGTCGATCCCGATCGATGAGATCAAGTCCCCGCTGTTCTCGTGGAACGGCAACGACCAGAGCGCCTTCGACCTGCTCAAGCTGACCAACGAGGCACCGAGCGCTGACATCAAGGTGCTGGCCCAACAGTTTGCTCAGGCCAAGGACGAGAACCATGCACTGCGGCTGACGGCGATGCAGTACGCCATCGATCACGTGGTGCAGGGAGGTCCCGGCGACGGTACGTGGACCGACTACGAGGGTGCCAGTTCCGGTTCTGCTCGTTGGGCACTTCCCGATTCCGCTGACTGCTCCGGGTTGGTCACCGAGTCCTACATCAAGGTCGGCCTGGGCAGCGTGATGAAGTGGAACGGTCACCCTGGCACGGCGGTGATCATGCAACTCGCTCAGCAGAACCCCAACCTGCAGGCCTTCCAGAGGCTGCAAGACTTCGACTGGAAGAGCGAACTGCTCCCTGGTGACATCCTCATCCGCCAGGGACACGTCGGCTTCTTCGTTGCCTACCAGGGTACCGGCTGCGTGATCTTCGATGCTGCTGGCCCCAATGCCAATCCAGAGGTCGGCCAGCGCAACGTCTCCGGTCACAGCACCTTCACCCACATGCTGCGGCCAACACCACATGGCAGCCTCAGCGCTGCATCGCAAACGTCGGTATGGAACACGGTTCTGGGCCAGTCCTGGAACCCGATTGCGGGGCTGGGATGATTCCACAAGGCTCTCGATACGAACAGGCTGACCGCGGCTTCTCGCAAGCTCACGTCTACGACCGCTATGAGAACGCCACTTACGAGGACGACGTGCCGCCGACGCTGCGCTTCCGTGTCGTCAACCGTGACACCACCTATCTTGTGACAACACTGCCGCTGCCGCCTGTGCCGCCAGCGGAGTACTACGCCAAGGACCGGGAGACGCTGCCCTTCTTGGGCTTCAAGTTCTTGGAGGACTCACGCGAATGGTGGCGCATCGCTGAGGTCAACCCCGGCATCTGGTATCCGCTCGACATGGCTCAGGGCGCGTACATGAGAATCCCGAGTTAATGATGAGCATGACTACGGGCTTGACCGGCACCGTCAGTGGCAGGCCCACCCGTGGGACCGTGCCGATCTATCGACCAGTGCGTGACGGTGAGGCGTTTGATATCACGGTATCCGAGGCGGCCATCACGCTGGCCGAGTTCGCTCACGACACGGCGACCATCTCCGCTTCGACCACCGAGACGGTGGACACCTCGACCTTCCTCGGTTCGGCGCTGGCGTTCTACTATGGCCTGGCCCCGCGCACTGAGTTGTTCACCGGCTACATCACCGATGTGCAGGACGATCAGAACGCCACAGCAGGCTCGGCGCTGGCGTTCACGATGACGGTGCTCGGGACCACCAAGGACATGCAGTCAGGCTCCCCTCGCTTCTCGATCAACACCACTGTGCCCAACGCCGTCAGGGACCTGGCCTACCGGCACTCGCTCGGCTTTCATGGACACGACCACGCTTTCGTGTGGCAGACCCTGGCCCAGACCGACGAGACGGACTGGCGCATGGCCTCTCATCTCGTCAGGCGTCTCGGCTGGAGCATCTACAACCGCTACGGCGTGGTGATGTGTTACGACCCCTTGAAGCTGTTCACCGACAACGGCTCGTTCCTGCAGTTGATCTCCAGCCAGTACCAGAGCGTGAACACAGTGGGCGATGAGCGAGAGCGGGCGCTGCTCGACTTCACCCCCCAGGAGGAAGCCCTGTCCTCGCTGCCGTACACCGGAGCGAAGATCGCCTACTTCAACAACGACCGAGTGCAGGTGGCCACGCAGCAGGGCAACTACACGCTGTACAACTTCTTGCCCAATGCCGTCATCCGCTCACCGGAAGAAGCTGACGTGTATGTCAACTCCACGGCGAGTTCATCCAGCGCCTGGCGGCAACAGGCGACGGCGCGGTGCATGGGCAACGCCAACTTGTTCCCGGCGATGAACGTGGACATCTACACCACCAACCCGAAGTACTACCGGGACCGCTACAACGGGCGCTGGCTGGTCCGCAGCGTGCAGCACAAGATGGACCGGCAGTCGTTCCAGACCCAACTGGCGCTGGCCCGCCCCGACAGCAAGACCAACATCAGTGGTGGGCCGTACGTGCCGTTCTGGAGCCAGGCAGGTTCTGCTCGTCCGACACTGACGCTCAGCCCTAACGATGCGGTACCCGCATCATCCACCGTCGTCGCTGGAACCACTAAGCGGGTGTGGTTCTCGTCGTGGACCGACCGTCGTTTCAGGAGTGTGGCATGAAGGCGCTGATGTTTCCGTTCCGGCTCGATCCGAGAGGTGTCTTCGCTGCCACCACCAACTACAACGAGATCGTTCGTGGCCAAGTGATCGATGCCCTGATGACCAATCTCGGTGAGCGCCAGTACCGCCCCCGTTACGGTTGTGATATCCAAGCGGCGCTGTTCGATCCGACCGATGAGTTGGTTCGTGCTGATACTGCTTCGATCATCAAGTCCCGCCTGGAGCAGTTGGTGACCAGGGCGCTGATCCGCAACGTCTCCATCGCAGAAGGCACACCAGGGACCGTGGTCATCACCATCGTCTACCGGGCCTCGCTGTACGCGACAGACACCACGGTCGCCGTTCCGGTGGCCTCCGAGTTCTTGAACCGCCAGCAGGCGATCACCCAAGGAGCCGTCTAAATGCCCGACGTATTCTCAACGCTGGAGGACTCTTCCAACGTCGTCCTCGACTACACCAGCCGTGACTTCACGGCCATCCGCTCGCAACTGGTCGGCCTCGCTCGCGGCTTCATGCCCGAGTGGGAGACGATCGGTGAGGCCAGCGATTTCGGCACGCTGTTGTTGGAATTGTTCGCCTACATGGGCGATGTGATGCACTTCTACATTGATCGCACTGCCTCCGAAGCCTTCCTCGGCACAGCGCTTCGGAGGCAGAGCGTCCTATACATCGCAGACATGCTCGGATACACCCCTATCGGGCAGCAGTCAGCAATCGTCATACTGCAGTTCTCGCTCGACATCAACGCTGTGGAGGATGTGACGCTGCCCGCAGGGACCAGGGTGCACAACGACGCCAGCAATGCCGACAGCTTGATCGTCTTCGAAACCGACGCTGATGTGATACTACGTCACGGTGATGGGATCACTGCTCCTGCACCTGTCTCGGTGGCTGCCACCGAGGGTGTAGTCGTCCACGACTTCCTGCTCGGTGAGTCCTCCGGCTCGCCCAACACCGAGTTCGTCATCCCCGACAAGGGCGTGGTGCACAACTCGGTGAAGATCACCTCACGTGAGGGCGGGCAGTTGGTGGAGTGGACCGAGATCACCGATCTCTCGCTGGCCCGCCCCACGCAGCCGGTGTTCACCACGTTTATGGATGACGCTGAACTGACTCACGTCGTGTTCGGTGACAACTCCGTGGGCCGCATCCCTCCGGTCAACGCCGAACTGTTCGTGACCTACCGTTTCGGTGTCGGCGTCGAGGCCAACGATCTTCCCAGCGACACCTTGGTGGTCATGGTGTCCACCACTGACACCGCTGACGTGATGTGGGCGGTGAGCGTGACCAACCCCGCTGCGCCGGTTGGTGGCACCGATCCGGAATCGGTGGACGCTATGCGCAACTCGATTCCTCGCGCTGCCGCTCGTCTCAAGAACCGGGCGATCACGCTCAACGATTACGCCGACCTTGCCCTGCAGGTTCCCGGCGTGGCCAAGTCGATGTCGCATGGCACGGTGTACACCGCAGTGCACGTGCGCATCGCTCCCACTGATGGCAACGCCAACGACACCTACATGGCCGAGTTGTGTCAGCAGGTCGAGAGGTACATGGCCGACAAGGTGATTGTCGGCTCGACGGTCTATGCCGAACCGACGACAGTGAACGCGCTGTGGCAACTGGTCTACATCAGGGTCAAGGTCCACGTGCAGGACGCCTACAACCGTACCACCGTGGGGACCACGGTCCAGAACGCTCTGCGGCAGATGATGGACTTCGACAACGTGGACTTCGGCACTCGTATCTCAATAGGTCAGGTGTACCGCACAGCGCTTGCCGTGCAGGGCGTCGAGTGGGTCGATCTGATTTGGCTGGACGACCTGGCCCCGGCCACGACGGTGATCGAGAAGGGCATATGGGTCGAGCCTCCTTCCTCAGCACGGACGATCAACGACGTGATTCCCACCGAGTTGCTGATCCCCAAGATCGATCCGACCAGCAAGATCGAGTTGGAGACTGATTTCCCCCTCCTGCCCGAAGAGGCGGATCGCACTCATGACGGCCTGTGGGTCCAGGCAGTCGGTGGTCTGGTCGGAACGTGAGCGACTTCTGGCCCGCAGGGTACGACAACCCGGCCTTCCGTGTTCGACGGAGCACGTACGGGGTCGTCACAGGTGGTGACTACACGCGTGGCTCCAGCGTCATCACGCTGCCGAGCACCGCCCTGCGCAACCCGACGCAGACCGTCAACGTCTCAGCGGCAATCGGCACCGGCCTGTTGTTCTGCAAGCCCTACGCCGAAGGCTCCGACGAGATCGACTATCACACTGTCGAGATCGTGTGGGGCTGGCCGGTGACCATCGCCATGGTCTGGGAAGAGGTAGCCCTGGTGCGCTCGTCGTACGGTCATCCGAGCACACCGAGCGAGGGCCAGACGGTGTTCCGAGGGACGCGCAAAGCATTGGGCGGCGAGAACGCTGACGGCTCCAACATCGAGATGCCCGACCCGCCAGTGATTCACGACGGGGCGCTCCCCTCGGGCCGTTGGTACTACTACACGCTGTTCTTCCGAGTGACGACCGACTGGGTTGCCTACATGACCGATGGCTGCCTGCTCCCGGCCAACTACGGGCACCAGGGCCACCTGTGGGACGGAGTGCCTCCGTTCTACCAATGGACTGACGACAACTACCGAGTGAACGACGGCTTCCTGCGCCAGTTTCTCAATATCTTCGGCTTCTACATGGACAACACCCGCGGCTTCGTGGAGTCGCTGTTGGAACTGCATCACATCGACATGACGCCGGTGGCATTGCTCAAGCACCTCGGTGCCAACTACGGGCATCCCTACGAGGCGGGCCTCGGTGACATCCGATACCGGGCTTTGATTGCCAACATCTCCAATCTGCACCAGGAACGAGGAACTGCCAAGGGCCTGCAGCATCTGGTTGAGACGGCATCCAAGTACGAGTGCGATGTCGTCCGTGGCTCCAACGAGATGCTGCTCAACGACGACAGCGATTTCTTCACCGGCACCGGCAACTGGGTGCCCGTCCATCCGAACACCAACGCTGCTCTGACTACGGTGACGTGGACAGAGGTGAAGATGGTCAACTTGACGACAATCGCTACCCCGCCAGGCGCTCCCAGTGCCCGCGGTGTGATGCGTGTCGATACCCAGCAGTCGGTGCAGACGCAGAACATCTTGATCACCTGTGGGGACGGCATCCACCGGGACCTCGGCCCTCCTGTGGTGGATCGAGAAGTGATACCACTGTATGGGGGCGTCCCTGTCGAGCCGGGGCAGACCTTTGCTTTCAGCATCTGGGTCAAGAGCGAGAAGGCCTCCGAGACGGCCACGCCGTACCTGATGTGGTTCGATGCTTCTGGCCAGCCCAACGGCCTGATCAGCAAGCTGGCAGGTATTCCGGTGGTCCTCGATCTCAACTGGAACCTGCTGCAGGTGTCCGGCTCCGCTCCGGCGAACGCTGTGTACCTCATCCCAGCGGTGTTCCTCTCCACCCGTCAGACAGGCGGGGCAACCTCTGGGCGCTCGCCGTACACCGACTTTGCCGCTGCCGTGGCCTACACCCAGGACAGCGATGCTCCGGTGACCACCGTGGCCCCTGATCGATTTCTCACCATGGGCGATGCTGCCGAGAAGCTCGGCGCACCGAAGGCCGGGTTCACCGGCTTCGTCCTCGGCGCACCGCAGAAGAGTTCGTAGGGGGACCCTTGGCTTTCTTCTTCACCGACTTCTTCCGGCAGCAACTGACTGCCAACTTGAACCTGATGAACGCTGCCAACGTCCGCGTCGTCCTGTGGCGCACTGCGCCGTCGCTGAGCGGCAGCGTCACCCCGTATCTCGGTGTCAGGACTGTGGCCGACCTGGAAGCGATCACCGGCTGGGATGAGGTTGCTGGGATACCGGGGTATCCATTCAACAGCCGCAGCGTTTCTGTCAGCGTGCGCACCTTGGCCCCACCGGACAACAACAGCCGCTACGTGATGTTCTCGCAGTACCCGTTCACCGATCTCACTCTGCCAGTTGGTATCTCAGCCATCGGTGTGCAGTACGTCGGCACCTTGGCCGGAGTGGTCAACCCGTTGATCTTCGTCTCCAACACGCCGACCGGGCTGTTCCAGAACGTCTATCCGGTAGATGCGTTGACCGCTCAGCCTGATACCAAGTTCCCTGATTCGACCAACCGCTATCTGTTCAGTTGGGCGGTGCCGACAGGCGGCGCACAGGTTCAGCCGGTAGAAGGGCCGCTGGCGATGTTCAAAGGACCGCCTGCCTACGAGGCGGCGAACACCACGCACGTTTGGCTGTACCCGCAGCGCGCCAACATGGCTGCCAATCCGAGCTTTGAACTGCCGGGGACAGGCTTCTGGTCGAGCAACGGAGCGATCACCAGAGTGGCTGGTGGCGCGCCTGGCGCAGGCACCTGGGCTGGACAATTTGGCGGCACCATTGCCGAGTCCAACATCTTCCCGACGTTGCTTGGTGACTCCGACCATGAAGAGTGGACGATCCAGTTGATGGCCAAGGGCACTGGTGATACCAAGATCGGCCTCGTCTACTGGGACCGTGACTACCGCGGCACTGGTGTCGATTGGGGCACCGAAACATGGACGTTGCAGCCCAACGTGTGGACCCACATCGCCTGCCTGCGACAAGGCTTCCAAGCACACACGGCGATGCTGCGCATCGAGTCCAAAGCAGCGTTCACCATCGACCAGGTGTTGGTCGAGCGTGGGTATCTCAAGGACTGGGACTACTTCGATGGCGATGAGAAGTACGGCGCTCCGGACTCCTACTTCTGGTACGGCGGCTCCAACCGGCAAGGGGCGAGCTACAGCATGTGGTACAGCAACCGTCGCGCCGTGATGGGCCGCTTGTTCGCTACCGACACCAACGTGGCCAACGCTGATGCCATCCTCACCGATGACGATGTGGCCCTGTGGGGCCTCGTTTATCAGTGGGTCCCGGCAGGTGTGCAGGTGGTTCCGCACATCGATGTGTTCTACCCCGGCGACCTCCGTGCTCCCGTTCCTCCCAAGTCTGCTGGTGTGATACCATACCGAACAGGCCCGAACGACACCACCGGAGTCGTCAACCCGTGGGTCTAGCATCGCCAGATGGCGTACCTGTGGATCATCCTTGGACTGTGGCTGTTGTGGAACCTACTGATTCTGCTCGTTACCACACCCGAATGGTTCCCTCCGATCCTGATGATGATGTTTGGGATGGGCGGGGCGGCACTGGTCGATCCGACAACCTGGTGGTATGGCGTTGGGTTAGCCGGAGCCGCCAGTCTTCTTCTTCTCATCGGTGATGTGCTCCTAGTAACTCGTGACGCCATCAAGACGAATGTTCTACGGCGCAACCCCAGGCGCTAATCTCTGACTTCCGGCAGTCGCCGGTTGGGAAACGAAGGAGAACATTTCGTGACAATGCACGCTGTACTTGGCGACGGTGAGATGGAGCGCAAGGAGTTGACCGAGACGCTGGCGGATATCTGGAAGGCGGACGAGAAGGCTGGTAACACATTCTGGTTCTTGCTGCAGGGCAAGGCTGAGCCGACCGATACCGACAAGGCGATGGTCACCTGGTTGGAGAAGAACGACATCTACTACGAGGTCATCACCGATGACGAAGCCAACATGGATGCGATCTACAGCCAGCCGCAAGAGGTTCACACCGCCAAGCGGCTCGCCCAGAAGGTCGTCAACCTGCTCAAGGAGAAGCCCGAAGAGGGCGAAGAGGCAGAGGTGCTGGCCCTGTTCGTGTCGTCCGATCCGGAAGCCGAAGAGGACCGCTGGCTCAACGCCGTGTGCCAGTCGGTGTACGACGCCGAGTTCCCGATCCGGGCCTTCAACGACGGCCTGGTTGAGGTAGACCTGAGCGGCGACGGCGAAGAGCCAAAGGAGGAAGAAGTGGAAGAGCCAGCGAAGTCGGTGGCCAAGAAGGCACCTGTCAAGAAGGCCGCTGCCCAGGCCAAGGCGGATACCAAGGTATCGGAGGAAGATGAAACGCCCTCCGCCGCTGCTGCCGCTCCTTCTCGGGCAGCCCTGGAAGACATGGACCTCGACCAACTCAAGGAAGTGGCCTCCAACCTGGGCATCACTCTCCCGCCGCGGACCAGGATGAACACCTACATTGAGGCCATCCTCGGTGAGGCCAAGCCAGAGGCACCGGCTGCCGAAATCACCCCCTCACCGGAAGTGGGGGGAAGTGCTAGTATCAATGGCTTCGACATCGAGGAACTGGCGGCGTTGATCGCGTCGAAGTTCCTCCGAGGCCTAAAGGAGGCACTCAGTGAAGTCTGACTATTCGCACATCACCCTCGTCTGTGATCGCAGTGGCTCGATGTCCTCGGTTCGTTCCGATGCAGAGGGAGCAGTCAACGCATTCATCAAGGACCAACAAGAGGTCCCTGGCGATGCCACGCTGCTGCTGGTCGAGTTCGATGCCACACGGGACCACCTGGGTGACCAACCGTGGTATCACGTCGTCCATGATGGTGACTTGAAGGCGGCTCCGAGGTACCGGCTGCAGCCTCGCGGCAACACCGCTCTGCTCGACGCCATCGGCAGGGCGATCAACGAAACCGGCATCAAGCTGGCGGCGCTGTCGGAAGATCAGCGCCCTGCGCACGTGTTCTTCGTCGTCCAGACGGATGGCATGGAGAACGCCTCTCGCGAGTTCACCAGGACGGCCATCCAGGAGATGATCAAGCGTCAGACCGACGAGTTCTCCTGGGAGTTCGTGTTCTTGGGTATGGGACCTGACACCTTTGCCCAAGGACACAACCTCGGCTTCGGCAACGTCACCAAGGCGGCGCACACTGCGGCGTCCTATGCAGCGACCTACGACAGCACCAGCTATCACATGGCCAACGTGCGTGGTGGTGTGGAGCGCGACATGAGCGGTGCCAACGTCGAAGTCGATGATGAAGGTAACGTCACACCTACCTGAGCATCGGGGTGCGAGAGACAAGGGCGGGGCTTCGGCCCCGCCCTTTGTGGTTGAATGTGGGGCATGGAATCAAAGCCCACACCTACCAAGCGCGCCACCAAGAAGACAGCGCCCAAGCCCAAGCCGGACCTGACGTTGGTCAAGCCTGAACCGAAGATCATCGACGGCAAGCACTACGTGCCCGTGTACCTGCACCGCTTCCTGTTTGAGAACGGTGACGTGGTGGACATCGAGACACCACGTGATGACTCGACACTTCGGGACGTTCTGCTGACTCAGCGCCACATTCACGGCGACCGGATCGCCGGGTCCACGCGCCTCAACTTCGTCGGATATGCCGATATGGAGCACTACGTCGAAGTGTGATACCAGGTTGTCGTGTGCAAAGCATGTGATATACTTTGCACATGGCCACCGTCAACCTCCCACAGTGCAACGGGCCTCGGGACCTCCCCGAGGTGCGCATGTGGTTGAGCGAGATTTACAAACCGACTTCCCGTTACACCAAGTACCTGCGCGATCACCGCTTCATCTATGAAGTGTTACCGGCAGCGCAACTGTGGTGGGTGGAGAAGAGCACCTGCGATCTGTTGGCCGTGTCTGCGCCGACGATCCCCGACGACCTGACCTTCAACTGGAAAGACGTGCCGACCCCTTGTGGCTTCGCCGTCTTTGAACAGGACCTGCTCGGTACCGACGCTGAGATACCAGGCAAGGAAGTCCGTGTCTCTGCGATCCACTGGGGTCCGGTGACGATTCCACCGGAAGGTGCCTCCAAGCTGGAGGAAGGCAAGTGGCTGTCTCAGGACGGCACACCAGGACGTGTCGGCCTTGGCATCGGCATCTGGCACCGCTCCAGCTTGGACAATGGCCTCGACGCCATCTCCATGGAGCGCCACGCCAACATGTTCGGCCTGCTGACCGAGGACATTGGACTGGCTATGCGTGAGCCACATGCCATGACCGGCAACATCTTCACCTACCTCGGACGCACCGATTGGATCAACGGCAGGCTGGTCACCGAGATGACCCCAGGAGCGCCCAGGTTCAGCCCAGCGGCGCAGCAGTCGATGATCGAGGACCGCAAGCTGCTCTCAGCGCTGTGGGCGATCACACGCACTCCTGTGGTGTCGCTGGTGCATGAACCGATGCCGCGTGAGATTGCTCGGCGCTCGACACGCAAGGGCTACCGCGCCGACGTGCAGGTGATGACGCTGCGTGGCCCACGTCTCGACCAGCCGACCTCCGGTGAGGGCAGGGGCCGTGAATGGCACCACTCCTGGGTGGTCAGCCCGCACTGGCGCTGGCAGGCCTACGGGCCGCAGCGCTCACTGCGCAGGCTGACGCTGATCCCGGCGTATCGCAAGGGCGATCCGACCAAGCCGCTGCTCGGTGGCGAACGGGTGTGGCGGGTTGTGCCACCGCAGGGTGTATCTTGAAGCCGCCTTTACACGAGGGCTTTGAGGGCGGGGCCGCGAGGCCCCGCCTTCTCACTTTCAGGCGATCTTGTCCAAGACGAACTGACCCCACTGTGATACCGGAGCGTCGGTCTTCTTGGCCACTGCTCCCATCTCCGTGACTACGAGGTCGAGGCCCTTCTGCAACTTGCGCAGCATGGCCCGAACCGGATCACCCTTGGGCAGGAAGTCGATCAGACGCTCCACGTCGATGTAGATTGTGGCCTGCCGGGTCAAGGTGTCCGAGAGGGTCTGACAAACGTTCGGCTCCCCGTCCGTCGCGGCCGGACCTGCACGGTAGGTCTGGGCCAACTTGTAGACATAGCCCTCCTTCGCCACCGGACGCGGGATGGTGAGTCCCTGGTCCTCCAACGCCAGTCGGCCTGGGAGGCCGTAGCGGCAGTTCTTGAACAGCGCGTGATCGATACCGAGTCGAGAACACAGGTCGTCAATCGTCAACGGCCCTCGGCGCTGGAGGATGCGGATCATGTCCACCATACGGTCGTATCCGACGTTGGTTCGTGGGTCAGACATCACGCCACCCCGCCTTCCAGCAGGTGCAGGATGGCCCTGTCCGACACACCGCCGTGGACGATGTTGCGGCAGTTGGCCAGTGCGATCTCGATCTTGTCGAACGAGTCATCGCACACGGCGATGAAGTCGTTGCTCTTGGCGTCGTCGCTGAGTGCTGCCCACTCATCCGGGAAGGTCGTCACCAGTGCCCGCAGTGCGGTGGCAAGGCCCTGCACGTTGATGAAGGCATCCACATCAGGCGAGAACGGCGACGGCTTGGAGCCTTGCACCGTGCGGCCCTTGCCCATGCCTTCTTCCCGGCGCTGACGGTTGCGTTCGACCTGACGGTTCTTGGATGCCGCTGCTGTTGCGTTCGACAGTGCGGCAACGTCACCCTTCTCGACCAGTGCTTGTGCTGATGCTTCGGCCACCTTGGGGCTGGCCTTGACCGCCGTGGCGAGAGCCTTGGCACCATGTTTCTCCACGATCTTCTGGATCGTCTTGGCTGCACCCTCTTCGGAGTTGTAGCCGTCAGTGCCGGTGCGTGTCGGAGGCCACTCATCGTCTGGCAACGTGACCTTCTTGCCAGGCTCGGGCCGGGGGAACTTCTCCAACCAGGCGCTGGCGTACAGCAGCACGCTGTTAGTACTTGACAGCCCAATGATGCCCCGCTTGGCGAAGGCGCTGGCACTTTCCAAGTTCGATTCTGAACTTGAACGGCGGTTACCTCCGTGACTGGCAGGCTGCACGAACGCAGCGACAATGGCTGCTCGATGCCACTCGGTGGCCACGGCGATCTCGCCAAGCTCCGCGAGTTTCGTTTCCGCGCTCCTGATGGAGCGAGGGATGGTTACTGATGTCAACACGATCTCCTTACACGAGGACTCACCCGAAGTGGTGAGTGGTGGTGGATAATACACAGGTAAAGCCACCCGATACACCACTATCGGTGGAACCTCTCACGGCCTACCTACCCGTCCGTAGGTGGGACACTTTGCACTCGGCGCATAACCCCTGGTCATAATTCCGTTGCAAAGTGTTTGGCAACTTGGTAAGTTGTCTTCTGCTTCGGGCCGAAGCTGGTCGGTTATCAACATTTGGATGAACAACCCGGTTGGCATCCACTCGTCCGAAGCACACAACTTAAGATCGCGCTGAGGGCCGAAGTGAATCGGTTATCTCCTTGTATGAGAGTCATGTGGGTTCGAATCCCACCGTCGCAGCTTGCTGTGATGTCGTCTAACGGCAGGACGCTTTACCCGGTTTGCAACCTCTCGTCCTCAGCACTTACGCAATGCCAGGGCCGGAGACGGTCGGTTATCTTGAATCGACAACCCGGTCGTCAACGACTCGCCTTGGTAACACAACTCAACCTACGGGCCGATGTGAATCGGTTATCTCACCAGCCCCCGCAAGGGAGCAACCAACCGCCAGAACGAGAATCCTGGCAGCGGCGAAAGCCGTCTCCGGTTTGCGCCTCTCGCCCGTAGGACACAATCTGGCCCCTCCGGGCCGGAGCAAGTCGCTTATCACAGAGGGCTAAAGACAGCAGCCGGTTGCGTACAGCCGGTGTACGGGTTTGATCCCCGTCCTTTGCCACCTGCGGCTCGCAGCCACTCGACTGGAGGAACACAATGACCAAGGACCCTTACCGCACTGTCTCGACTCGGCGCACGCCGCAGTCCGAGCCGATCCCCGGCACCGTCGCCAACTCGGCAGGTGGCTACTCGTTTGCAGTGGACGACTGGACCCGGCTCAACCGCTTCTTGATCCTCGGTACCGAGGGCGGCTCGTACTACAGCACCGAGCAGAAGCTGACCAAGGACAACGCCGCCGCGCTGATGCGTTGCATCGCTGCAGACGGTCCTCGCGTCGTCAACACAATCGTGGACATCTCGCTGGCCGGTCGGAATCCCAAGCAGCACCCCGTCATGTTCGCTCTGGCGGCCTGCGCTGGCGCAGATGACCCGGCAACCCGCAAGGCCGCTCTGGGCGTCCTGAACAAGGTCTGCCGCACCGGCACGCACCTGTTCTTGTTCGCCCGCTACGTCGAGCAGTTCCGTGGCTGGGGCCGTGGCCTGCGTGATGCCGTGGCCAATTGGTACACGGCCAAGGACAGCCACGCCCTGGCCATCCAGTTGGTCAAGTACCAGCAGCGCGAGGGCTGGTCGCATCGCGACCTCCTGCGCCTCTCCAAGCCCCGACCGCCGCGCAACTCGCCCACCGACCGCAATCTGGCCTGGGCAGTCGGCAAGCCGTTCTCGGAGAACAACTACGACACGGTTCTGCAGGCCTACGAAGAGTTGCACAAGGGTGTCACGCCCAAGCGCGCCGCCGACCTGATCGAGATGTTCCAGGTGCCCTGGGAGGCCGTGCCCTCGGAGATGCTCAACGATCCCAAGGTGCTGGAGGCACTGGTTCCCGACATGGGTGCCGGTGCGCTGATCCGTAACCTCAACCGGCTGACCATCGCCGGTTTGCTCAAGCCGATGAGCACCTACAACAAGGTCGTCATCGACAAGCTGACCGATGCCGACTACATCGAGCGCTCGCGGGTCCACCCGCTCAACGTTCTCACCGCGGCGCTGACCTACAGCGCTGGCCATGGCGTCAAGGGTGACAGCAAGTGGACGCCGGTCAAGCAGGTGGTCGATGCACTCGACACCACGTTCCGGCTGGCGTTCTCCAACGTCGTGCCCGCCGACAAGCGCACCATGCTGTGCATCGACGTGTCGGGCAGCATGACGTGGGGCAACATCGCCGGAACCTTCCTGACGCCCAACGTCGCCTCGGCGGCAATGGCACTGGTGACTGCGGCTACCGAGCCGGAGTATCACATCATGGGCTTCTGTCACGAACTGCGCAACTTGAACATCACCGCCAAGTCGAGCCTCGACCAGGCAGTGCGGGCCACGCACGATCAGAGCTTCGGCGGCACCGACTGCGCCTTGCCGATGTACTGGTCGTTGAAGAACAACGTCCAGTGCGATCACTTCGTGGTCTACACCGACTCCGAGACGTGGGCCGGTCGTGGTCATCCGGTGCAGGCGTTGCGTGAGTACCGTCAGCGCACCGGCATTCCCGCCCGCCTGACCGTGGTCGGCATGGTGTCCAACGGGTTCACCATTGCCGATCCCAACGACGGCGGGATGCTCGATGTCGTCGGCTTCGACTCCGCTGCTCCGGCGCTGATCTCCGACTTCGGAGCCGGTCGAATCTGAGGGTTTGACAAGCAACCCCACTCATGTACACTCTCCCCCACTAGGCGGCGGAGCCTAGTGGTCGAGCCAACTGGGGACGGTGGAAGCTGGACCCGTACGTGTGAAGGCCCACTCTTCGGGGTGGGCCTTTGCGCTGTTTCAGGACCTGTTGTGAGCGTGCTACGGTCGCGCCCACAACCCACCACTGCAGGATGACGGCCCAGACCCCGCCGTTGAGATTAGGAGCAGCGGAAGGCCCCGAGTTGATGGCTCGGAAACCTTCCTGACGACCAGTCATCCTGTCAACCGAATAGCCAGGGAGGTCCTGTGCCCCACTATACACCACGCAAGCAGGCAATAGAAGCCGTACGGAAGCTGGAGCGACCGGAGAGCATCGGTAAGGCCCAGTGGCGAATGGTTCGCCGCTATCTGTTCGTCATCGCCGGGTACTACCCCAACCCGTACCCGAGCCAGGAGAGGCTCGCCGAGGAGCTTGCGTGTGATGTTCGTTCCATAGGCGTGTATCAGAAGTTGGCTGTGGCTGCCGGATTCCTCCAGGTCTTTCCCGACGAGGGGACGAAGAGGTCCCCGCTGGGACGACATAGGACCAATCGGTATCTCATCACTATGGAGGAAGAATCTTCCGGTGTACTGGAGGAAGATTCTTCGTCCCAAGAACCTTCGGTTCACTACGTGAACCTTCGGTTAGATGCTTCGCATTCTTCTTCTGCGAAGAAGAAAGCTCAGCCCCGCCCGCCTTCGGCGGGGTCTAACGTCATCCCAATGACTGGCCGGAGGGATTCTTCCTCGGAACCCTCTCGGCCCACCAAGGCCCCGGCGAAGCGTAAGGAGGCCGCGGACCTGCTGACCCCAGGAGCCAACTACCGCGGCAAACGAAAGACTCCGGCCCGCAAGGAGCGGTGGCAGGTGCTGGCTGAGTACTTCTCGCACCAGTGGCGCGATCTGATCGCCCATCCGGAGAACCGCGACCTGCGTGACGTGAGGGACGTGGAGAGCAAGGGGCAGTGCAAGAGCTATATCAACTCCCACTTCGTCAACGACAGTGACGAACAGGTTCTGGCACGGATCGATGAGTTTATGCGACTGGTAACACAACGTCACGTCAGGATCAAGGACGGCCAGTCGGCGTGGCTGGCGTTCACCGGAGCGTGGGGACGCAAGCGGACGATTGACATTTACGAAGGCACTCGTGCGGTCAACGAGTACGTGTCGCCCTCGGAGCGTGCGCAATGAGCGAGATCGCTTTCGGCCATGCGAGGTTCAGCAAGCTGACCGAGCCGCAGCAGAAGTTGCTGTGGCAGTGGTTCCAGAATGTCGAGGGCGAGACTGACGGCCCGGTGAACTTGTGGGTCTTCGGTGAGCGTGGTAGCGGTTCGTCGTACATCGGTGCTTGTTCGTTGCACAAGATGATCGTGGAGCACCGTGACTGGAACTACGAGTGTCATACCGCCACCGAAGTCATGAATGCGATGCGCAACTTCTGGACGCTCAACCAACAGATCGGCCCGAATGCCGATGACGAGTTGGTACGCGAGCACATGTTGATGGATGATGAGTTCCGCTGGCTGTGGGACAAGGCCGAGATCATCTTCATCGATGACTTCCAGGCCACGTTGGACCTGGGCTTCTGGCGCAAGCACATTCACCAGCAACTGGAAGAGCGGGCCAAGGCTCGCAAGATCACAATCGTCGCTGGCTCCGTCGCTCCCAACCATCCGGCCTTCGCAGATATCACCCGCGTCATCGAGAACCATTTCGTGGTGGTCCGTGGAACGCGGTGACCTTGCCGTCAACGTTCGGCCCCGAGCCGTGGTCGTCATCGAGGGCGTGCTCGCCCAGGTCTTTCCGATCACCGAGAAGAAGCTGATGCGGCGGGAGCGGGCACGCGGCTACAACATCAACTGGAATGAGATACCACTCAAGCGCTGCATCTACTTGAAGGATTGGTGGCCGGACACGGCCATCGACTTCGTGACGTTCATCAGTGAGGACTTCTTGGAAGTGGCGGCGACCTTCTTGGACGAGACACGCATCCCCTTCGACGCCATCTACTACAGGGACTTCGGTCAGTTCTGCCAGTCGTTGAGATACCAGCCCGATATCCAGACGGTCTACGACTCCGATCAGGATCGGCTCGACCACTATGGCCAGAGAGGGATCGCCGTCATCCGTGGGGAGGATTTTTGATGGCTGACATTCAACACGCCCTCCTGTCCAAGATCATCCTCGGCGGGGACCTGCGCCTGGCGGTGAACTCCAGGATCACTCAGGAGTTCTTCACCGATGATCGCTACAAGCGCATCTACAGCTACCTGCTCGACCACTGGCAGACCTACGGCACCGCTCCCGACGAGACGGTGATCTTGTCGGCCTTCCCGACGATGGAGTGGGAGACACACCCCCAGCCCATCGAGTACTTCATCGACCAGTTGCGCGACCGGCGCAAGCGTTCGATCCTGCTGGAAGGCCTCAACGCTGCAGCCGGTCACATGCAGAGCGACGACCCCGACTCGACCAGCCTGCTGGCCGAGGCGATGCGCTCATCGCTGACCCAGGCCTACTTGGAGACGGCATCGTCATTCGATCTCGACTTCTCCAACCGCAAGGAAGACCTGCTGGCCCGACTGATCGACCGCCAGGACAACCCCGGTTACCTGCGTGGTATCTCCACTGGCTTCCCAGGCATCGACTACGTGACCGGAGGCCTGCAAGCCGAGCACTTCGTCGCTCTGATTGGCACGATCAAGAGCTTCAAGTCGGCCACGCTGCTGGCCATCGCTCTGGCGGTGCACCAGGCGGCCAAGCTGCCGCTGTTCATGGGTTTCGAGATGAGCAACGTCGAGCAGGAGGATCGCCTGCTGTCGCTGACCTCTCGCGTCAGCCTGTCGAAGATCATGAACGGCACCTTCTCAGCACCGGAAGAGAAGCGCATCGAGAAGGCCCTGACTCAGATGGAGGCGATGCGCTCATTCATCCTGTCGTCTGATATCACATCAGGGACCACCATCTCCGGCGTGCAGGCCAAGATGCAGGAGTACTCACCGGACGTGGTGTTCATCGACGGTGCCTACCTGATGCAGTCGGAGTTGGACGGTGTGACACCAGGGTCGCCACAGGCCCTGACCGACATCTCCCGCTCGCTCAAGCGCCTGGCGCAGTCGAGCAAGACGCCGATCGTTGTCACAACACAGGCGTCACTGGCGCGCAGTAAGGGTGGACTCACCGCACACTCAGCGATGTACACCCAAGCGTGGGGCCAGGACTGTGATGTGTTACTAGGTGTCGAACGGATGGGGGAGCGCAAGGCCGACGAGACAGGCACCGAGCCAGTGCCCGTCAAGTTCCGAGTGATCGAGTCCCGTTCCGGTCCTCGGAAAGAGGTCGTCCTGGAATGGGATTGGCACCGTGGATCGGTGCAAGAATTGGACCCCGCTGCAATGAAGGAACGGCTGGATCGTCACTCCGGCAAGCCCTCCTACGCAACCGATGACGGAAGTGAGGACTGGCATGGAACTGCGTGAGATGCTTGAGTCAGCAGGCATCCGCAACATCAGGGAGAGCGGCAAGCAGTTCCATGGCCGCTGCCCGATGCACTTGAAGCGGACGGGCCGGGAGGACCGTCACCCGTCTTGGGCCATCAACAAGGCCACCTACATCCACGGCTGCTGGTCATGCGGCTACAGCGGCACCCTGACCGGCCTGATGATCGATCTCACCGGCTCAGCGCCTGCCGATCTGGAAGCCAGCCTCAATCAGGAGAGCTTCTTGCGGCGCATGGTCGAGGCCCGCGCCGATCCAGAGACGACGCTCGCCCCGGTCATCCCGATCCTCACCGAGTGGGCACTGAACAACATCTTGAAGCCCATCCCCGACAAGCTGCTGGCCTTGCGGTGGTTGAAGCGAGACGCCATAGACCAGTATCGAGTGCGATGGGACGCTGATACCCGGCAATGGGTGCTCCCTTTATGGGATACCCGAGGTGAACTACTCGGGGCGCAGTACCGGCAGAAGGGTTCTGTGTTCACGCTGCCTGCAGGCATGGAGAAGTCGGTCACGTTCTTCGGCTACCCACAGGTCAAGCAGTACGACACCGCTGTGCTGGTCGAGTCCCCGCTCGACGCCGTGCGCCTGTTCGGTCTCGGCATCCCAGCGTTCTCCACGCTCGGCGCGTGGGTCCACCAAGAACAGGTGCGGATCATGGCCCGCTTGTTCAGCCATGTCGTCATCGCCTTGGACAACGACAAGACCGGCCACGATGCCGGTGAAGTTGTGATACCAATGCTCAAGAGAGCAGGCTGCCCAGCGGTCAAGTGGGACTACACCGGCCTGGTGGACGAGCGCGGGAAACCAGCAAAGGACGTGGGTGACGTGCCGTCTGACGACGCGCTGCTCTGCGCCTGGGAGCGGACCACACGGTGGGGCCTGTAGGTTCCTCTTGACCCGCCCGACTCGGGCGGCTTAGATACCACCTATGGCTGCTGACATGACTCCCTTCTTAGCGCAACTCGCCAAGGTCATCGAGGGAGGTGCTGTGGAAGTCTCCATGGACGACGCCACCGATAACGGCAAGATCGCTGTTGATGATGAGCATGGGGCGAACAGCACACAGAGTGCTCTCGGTCATCTCCTACCCAAGCTGGCAACCCAGGGGTATCTCATCCGTACTGATCGCACCATCAAGTCGAAGTCTCCGAAGCGTAAGAGCGGCAGGGACTTGCTGTGGACTGTTACCGACAACGGTCGTGAGTGGGCACATGAGTTTCTGGCGCAACAGTCTCCGAGAAAGCGCACCATCAAGCGTGTTGCCTGATGGAGCTACGGCCCTACCAAGTCGAGGCTGTTGATCGCATCGTTGAGCGCGGCAACCTGTTGCTGGCGTTGACGATGGGTGCGGGCAAGACGGCGGCTGCCATTGCTGCGATTCGCAAGCTCCGTCGTGAGCGTCGTGTCGATCACGGCGTGATCTTCGCCATGAAGTCCACTAAGTACCAGTGGGCCAGGGAGATCGCCAAGTGGGACCCTCGGGCCAAGGTGCAGGTGATCGAAGGTGACCGGCGACGGCGCTGGGCGATGCTCAAGAGGGCAGAGAGATACCACTACAACATCTGCCACTACGAAATGCTGGTCAACGACTGGGATCAGTTGCGCAAGTACCTGCCGATCGACTTCGTGATCATGGACGAGATCACGATGATCAAAGGCTTCACCGCCAAGCGATCTCGGAGGGCCAAGGCGCTCGCTCCATACGCCGGTATCAGGATCGGCTTGTCCGGCCAGCCGGTGGAGAACAGGCCCGAGGAACTGTTCAGCATCATGGAGTTCATCGACAAGGACGTGCTCGGTGGCTTCCACAAGTTCGACCGCACGTTCATCGAGCGTGACCACTGGGGCAAGCCGAAGAAGTACAAGAACCTCAGCCTGATCTCGACGGTGATGGGCCAGGCGATGTACCGCAAGAGCCGCGAGGACATCGCTGAGTGGCTGCCGGACATGATCGAGGTGCCGATGCCGATCGTGCTCGACCAGACGGCGATGGACCTCCATGAGTACATCCGCAACGACTTGGCCGTGGCCATCGACACTGCCCTCTCTTTCGGTTCCGGGGGCACCTTTGACGTGATGTCTCACTACGGGCGAACCCAATCGATGGACTCCAAGGGGGCGATGGGTCAGGTCATGGCGCGCATGCTGGCGATGCGCATGCTCAGTAGCCACCCACGGCTCTTGGGCATGTCAGCCGACGCTTTCGACAACGACCTGGCACGGTGGGGCAGCCAGTACGCCAGCGATTTAAAGCACATCGGGCTACTTGACAATCTCCCCCCATCCACCGCCAAGCTGGAAGCATTGCTGGAACACATCGAAGAGATACTGGCCGAGGACCCGCGGCACAAGGTTGTCGTGTTCAGCTATTTCAAACCGATGCTGCAGATCATCGGGGCCGAACTGGTCAAGATGAAGGTCCCCTGGGTCAAGGTCACTGGTGATGTCCCCACGAAGACGCGTGATGATTACATCGTCCGCTTCAACACTGATCCTGCTTGCCGTGTGTTTCTCTCGTCGGATGCGGGAGCGTATGGGATCGATCTCAACCAGGGATCGCATCTCATCTGCTACGACCTCCCTTGGAGTGCCGGGGCCTTGGCCCAACGTGTCAGTCGTATTGATCGTACGTCCTCCGCGTTCGACTCGATCTTCATCGGCTACATGTACGGGCAGGACACCATCGAGGAACGGATGTTCAACATGTTGATGCAGAAGCGGGCTATCTCCAAGGCGTTCATCGACGGCGACTTCGATCCTCGCTCGGGCACGTTGAGCCTGGACCTGGAGAGCTTGAAGGACTTCGTTGCTGCGTGACCGGGGCAGGCACTCCTGCGTCAGCACTGGAGAATTCGTGTTGCAGACGAATCTGCCACGCACGCGGCGCTAGCCGACTTACGCTGCTCCCACCCCGGCCACAATCTGCAGCATAGTGGGTGTATCAGCTATGATGTGACAATGGCAGCACGGAAGCGCACGGTGGCCCGACGTTCATCAGTTGATGTGCAGCCGACCGTCAAGGACTACCTGCTGAACCGTTCGATGCGTGAGCGCAGCGCCTACTTCGAAGACCAGTTGAAGAAGTCGTTGATGACCGTGTTGGCCGATACCGGCGTACCGGAGGGAACCAAGCGGACCCTGCCCCTTGATGAGCCGCTGACCTTCGTGGAGTACAAGAGCGGCAAGCCCAAGGAGAAGATCATCTCCGGCATCGAGCGCCGTGAGCGCACGTCGAACGTGTTGAACCACGACAAGGCGTTGGCCTTCTTGACGAAGAAGGACCTGCTCGACTCATGCACCACGTTGGTGCGTGTGATCAACGAGGACGCGATCCTCGCTGCCAACTACGGCGGCGAGATCACCGACAAGGAACTGAGTGCTCTGTACGAAGAGAGCACGACGTACGCCTTCTATCTGAGCGAGGATTGATATGCCGCGGGAGAAGATCGACAGTCGAGTGCAGATGCAGTTCCGGTTGGCCTCCAAGGTCAGGGAACGACTGCGCAAGGAAGCGGCGCGCCGACAGGTGAGCATCAACTTCCTGATGGAGAAGGCCCTGGACGAGTCGCTGGCGCGCTGGGAGAAGGAAAAGCTCTGACGCACTAGTTACTAGTGCTACACTTCCTCCATGCCTACCGCACCGCAGAGGAAGCCAGGTGGTTTCGACTATCCCGAAGACCTCGCTGCGGCCAAAGGCGGCGGGCAGGAGACTGCACACCGGCTCTACGGTGCCGGTGCTGAGGCGATGTTCAAGGGTGCGCCCAAGACCATCACTCCGTGGCAGTCAGCAGGGCGTCCCAAGAGCGGGCCGGGGTACGACCCCCAGTTGGTCCACAACGCTCTCAAGGACCCCTCGTCGCACATGATGGAGATTGATCCGAGGCATCTCCACGCCACCCAGCCGGGAGTCACCCGCGCTGGCGTGGACTACTACTCGGGAAGTGAGTACAGGGAAACGGGACGGACGTTTGCAGACCAACACCAGGCCTTCAACCGCTATCCCATCGTCTACCAAGATCGCCAAGGTCGGAACAAGGTTCTGTCTGGGCATCACCGGGCCACTGCTGCACTGCTCCACGGCAGGCAGTTCCATGGAATATTTATTCAGGAGTAACACAACGTGAAGACGTGGATCACACCATCCCTTGTGATGGTGGACAGCGCAGAGACTGTTGACGCTGCATTCAAGGCGGTCAAGGGCAAGATGATCGGTCGAGTCACCTCTCTGGACGAGGCGCGGCAAGTCATGACCCGGCTCGGGATGACCGAGGCCGAGCAGGACGACCGCATTCACTTCGCCATGACCGGAGAAGTGCTCAGTGGCGGGTGACCGCCTGCCGTATGTCGATCCCAGCCGTGAATCGTTCGTCCGTTGCCGGACACTTGGCCATTCATGGTTCGACTACGACAGCAACTGGAAGTCAGAGTTCGGCATGCCGCTCACAGTGCGCTGTGAGCGCTGCGGCATGGAGCGCCGGGACACAGTGGCCCATGCCACCGGGGAGCTTGTTGCACGGCACTACACACGGCCTGACGGCTACGCCTGGACCCAGGCCCCAACACGCAGCGAGTTCCGGCTCCTGCTGCTCAGTCTCAGAAAGAAAGGGAAGTGATGATCATGCCTGGAGAGGTCAGAGAAGTGCTCAGGGAAGCCCTCTCACCGGAGAACCAGCAGGTGCTCGATGAGTTGGAACGCAACGAGGCCCGGTCGATACCTGGGTATGGGCAGAACCCATCACCAGCGCCACCGGCGGCGCCGCCTGCTTCGGGGGACGCTCAAGAGCCGTGTGATATCTGCGGCAAGAGTTTCAAGGCGTCGTACCTTCCGAACCACAGGCGCAAGCAGCACGGCGCGGGTCGTAAGCGGGAGTACAAGCCGCGGGCTACCAAGGCCAAGCAGCCCCAGGTTCCTGCAGTAGTGGAACCAGGTGATGGCAAGCGCCAGACTGATGAGCCGTTGACTGTCGATGGCATCGTTGCCACGGTGGTCGAGCTTCGCTGGCCGCATACGATGCCGACTCGCAAGGCGCTGGAGATGTTGGAAGTACGCACCGTGCTGGAGAAGTTCCTCGCATGAAGACCTCAACTGCCGAAGCCAACGGCTATCGCTGTCCCGAGTGCAGGGATGACACCACGCACGACCTCAAGAGCCGAGGGTTTGTCCGACACCGAAGTAATGCCACCTGCCACCATGAGGCTGGTGAGAGAGACGACCCCTAGTATCACAAGGAGAGCTATGAGCGACCCCATCACCGAGAGTTTCAGTGATCTCGATTACCCCGGCAGGCGCAAGCCTGTCAATCGTGGTGTCACCAAGGCTGAGCCGGAGGTGCGGGAGTGGGACAGCAAGCCGTTGTACTACATGGTCAACGGACAGAAGCAGGAGTTCTTCATCATCGGCCACTTGGCCAAGGCCCTGGGCTACTCGGTGCAGAGCATCAGAGCCTGGGAGGACAAGGGCCTTCTGCCGCGGTCGCCGTACCGCTCGCCACGGACCAGGGGAGCCGTGGCGGGCGGGCGGTCAGACAAGGGCAAGCGTCTCTGGACACGTGAGCAGGTGGACGGTATTGTCCTGATCGCCAAGCGGCACAAGGTGATCTTCCCCGATCGCAAGGGGACCAAGAACCCACCGACGCCAGCCTTTGCACGAGACGTGGCGACATTCTTCGCCACCCTCATGTCGAATAAGTAACACAACACACTACGCATTTCACGCTACGCACTGAGGGAGAACCAGATGCCAGAGAAGAGAGCCGTTCGTCGTGTCACACCATTACCCAAGGATGAAGAACCCGACGATGAGGTAAGCACTCCCTCACGTCGCAGCAAGACGGCCACCACTACCACCAAGCCCACCGAAGAACTCCGCGGTGGCTGGAGCGCCGGTCAGGAGGCGATGGATTCCACGTCGTCGTTCGCCCAGGCGTTGAAGCCGGAAGAGAAGGCGGTGGTGATCAAGTTCCTCGATGACGAGCCGTACGTCAGCTACCGCCGTCACTGGATCGAGCGCACCAATGCCAATCGTGAGCGCTCCGTGCGCTCCTACACCTGCCTCAAGTCGTTCAAGCGGGACTGCCCGCTGTGCGAGGCAGGCGACAAGGCCCAGGCCGTGTCGGCGTTCAACGTTGCCCTCGTCGGTGACGACGGTGTTGTGTCAATCAAGTCGTGGGACGTTGGCCCCAAGATTTACAACATCTTGAAGGGCTACGCCAACGATCCGAAGATCGCCCCGCTGACGCGTGGTTACTTCCTGGTCAGCCGTACCGGCAAGAAGGGCAGCGTCAACCACCAGGTGATCCCGGTCAAGCCCAGCGCCCTGGAAGAGGACTACGACATCCCCGCTCCCAGCAAGGAAGAGTTGGATCGTCTGGAGAAGTACGATCGGGACGTGGTTGAAGTTCCCTCTCGCAAGACGCTGGATGAAATCGCAGCGGAGTTCTCTGACGATTACACCTGAGTGGCATGCGTGCCCCTCATGTACTCCTGACAACTGGTGAGGTGCGCGACGCGGTCGCGCACCTCATGCAGTTCCCGTATTTCGTCTTCGACGTGGAGACGGCAGGCATCAACCCACGGACCAATGAGTTGCTGTGGATCGGCATCGGTGCAGCGGGCTGCGTCTACCTGATTCCCTGTGGCCACCCCAAGGGCGTGCGGATCAAGGCCGAGCACAAGGAGAAGAAGGCAGCGTGCCTGTTCTACGACGAGAACGATGAGCTTGCATACACACCGGCCACCCGCAAGCTCCCCAAGGAGCAGCGCAAGCAATCGTGGCGGATGATCGAGTATCCCGTCGCAGCAACGTACGCACCGCCACCCAAGCAACTGTCTCCGGACGTGGTGATGGAGTTGCTGCGCCCGCTGATGTTCAGCGACAAGGGCAAGACCGGGCACAACGTCAAGTTCGACCTGCAGACCGTGGCCAAGTACTACGGTGATGTGATACCACCAGGCCCATACCACGACACGATCGTGGTGCGTCACACCCTGGTCGAGGACCTCGACGCCTACGACTTGAAGACCCTGACGTGTGACTGGTTCGGCGTCCCCTGGCAGCGGCGTGCCGCCTTCTACCCCAACCTCGGCAAGTCCGGCATAGAGCGCTATGGGTTGGATGAGGTCGCCCGATACCTGGCTAAGGACGTGCGCTACTGCTGGTTGATGTTCGAACGGTTCATGCCGATGCTGGAGCGCAAGGGTGTGCGCGGCGTCTACGACTTTGAGATGTCGGTGTACCCGGTGATCATGAAGATGGAGCAGAACGGCTTCCCCGTTGACATGTCCAAGGTTGAAGAGGTCAAGGCCGAACTCGACCGCCAGATCGCTGAGATCGAGCACCAGGCTGGTCTGCTCGCCGGAGATCAGTTCAGTCTCAGCGATCTCGATGCCAAGCGCTGGGTGCTGTTCGGTGAGGCCAAGAAGAACGCCGAGGGCCAGCCGATAGCCGAGTACGGCAAGAGCAAACGCATCTTGAAGTCGCAGAACCTGCGTGTCTTGAGCCGCACCAAGGAGACACGCCAGCCGTCGATGACCCAGGCGGTGCTGGAGTTCTACGCCGACCGCGGCAACGAGATGGCCTCGCATCTCCTGGAGTGGTCGGGCCTGGAGAAGTTGCGCGGCACCTTCGTCGGCAGGCCCGCCGATCCCACCGCCAAGAAGGACGAGGACAAGCTGCCGACCGGCCTGTACCGCTTCGCCGTCAAGCACCGGGATGGCCCGCCGACCGTGCACACCGGCTACATGCAGCACGGCACGGTGACCGGACGGCTGTCGTCGTCCAAGCCCAATCTGCAGCAGCTACCACGGGAGATGAAGGGCCGAGCATCGATCCGTGACCTGTTCATCCCGGCCCCCGGCAAGCTGCTGATCGTTGCCGACTACGACCAGGTGGAGTTGCGCTGCGCTGGGTATCTCAGCAAGGACGCCAACATGATCGGAGTCTTCAAGGAGGGCCAGGACATTCACCGCCAGGCAGCGGCAGCCATGTTCCGGCTCCGTCCGGAAGAAGTGACCAGCGACATGCGCCAGGTCGGCAAGACCCAGAACTTCGCCGTGCTCTACGGCGCAGGCCCTGCCAAGATCGCCGCCGTGGCTCACTGTTCCGTCGAGTATGCCGAGGAACTGATCGAGGGCTACTTCCAGGCCTTCCCCTCTTTGGAGCGGTGGAAGGCCAAGGAACTGCAGAACGCCCGCAAGCGTGGCGACCGCAAGAACCATCTCCATCCGCCCTATGTCGTGATACCTCCCAACGGGAGGATGCGTCGGTTGCCGGACCTGTTCATCATGGATGCCGAGACTGATGAGGATGGCAACAGCATCCGCTGGCGTCGTTACCGAGCCGAGCGCCAGGCGATCAACGCCATTGTTCAGGGCTTCGCTTCCAACATCACCAAGCTGGCCATGCTCGACCTCGACGTGGAACTTCCGCCGTACACCGACATGCTGGCGCAGGTGCATGATGAGATCGTGTTTCAAACCGACGAAGACAGGGCAGATGAGCAGGTGAAGTTGATCGCTACCGTGATGGGCGGGATCACCCATCCCGACACTGGAAAGAGCATCCTTGGAGAGATACCGCTGGTGGCATCTGCCGCAGTCGGCGCGTCCTGGGCTGCCGCCAAAGCAGCCGCAGCATGAATTGCCGATTGACAATGAGGGTGCTGTGTTACCATGCCCAACAATGGACACGCTCATTCAGAATGCGGTATGTGATCGCGCCGTGGAGTTGGCTGACGCCTACGCCAGCGCGTTCATCGCGTGCATGCCCAATGTCCGTTCCTCGGACGAGTTGCAGTCGGCGCTCTCCGGTCTCTTGCTCACGTACGTCGCTGAGGTTGCGGGAGTGTCGTGACTGATACCTCGTCGTGGTACGCCCGCAAGATGGCTCAGGTGCGGGGGCCGCAGCCCCAGGCTCGCCAGCAGTACCCGCAACAGCCTCAGCAGTATCAGCAACCGCAGTATCAACAGGTGCAGCAGATGCCGCAGCAACAGCCGCAGTACCAGCAGGTGCAGCAGCAAGAGCCGGTGACGATCGCCAACCTGTGGGACAAGATGACTGTGTGGCGCGGCGGCAAGGCTCACCAAGTCGATCGAGAACCGTGCCCTGAGTGCGGCAGCAGTCAGTACTTCTCCCGGTCGAGTGGTGCCCGTCGTGGGCCTCCGCCAGCGCCGCACTGTTACAACTGCGGCTTCAATGGCCTGTTCGAACAGGGTGAAGCGACGACCTGGGGAGCGGTGTGACGACGTGCGACCATGAGTGGAAGCAGGTGGGCCGCTGTGCCTACTGCACGCACTGCAACAGGCGTGTGCAGGGTAAGGCTCCCAAGGATGAAGAGGGGCGACAGGCCCTCAACGCCTTCTTGGAGTCGCTGAAAGGCCTGGCAGAGCCGGTGCCTCCGCGTAAGAGAACCATCAAGCGTGTGACGAACTAATCTGGGAACAACCCTGCTAGGAGGTTCGTATGTCAGTGTCAGGAAGCAGCCCCAACATGAACATGAAGGGCTGGACACCCGTCTTGGTCGAGGACTTCGATACCAACGCTGCAATGGGGCAAGTGCTCACGTCGGCGGCATACCGCGACAAGATCAGCGCCTATCCCACCGGCTACAAGACATCGAAGCCGTGGCAGACCGGGATGTATGACACTGGCCGCTTGGAGGTCAAGAACAGTTGCCTCATCTCCAACATCGCCACGATCACTGACAGCCGCGGCACCTGGCCGCGAGTCACCGCGATCCGTCCGATGATCAGCCCAGCCAAGCCGTGGGGTGTTGACCATGGTCGGTTCGTGCTCCGCTTCCGCATCCCTCAGCCTCTGCCGGGGTACAAGATCGCCTGGTTGCTGTGGCCCGACTCGGGCACGTGGCCACGTGACGGCGAGATCGACTTCCCCGAGCAAGACATTGGCAGCGCCAGCACGGTGGTCAAGGGATTCATGCACCGGCAGAACGCCACCCAAGGTAGCGACCAGGCGTGGGCCAAGGGCACCACGGCGGCTTGCGACGGCAAGTGGCACACCGCACAGATCACGTGGAAGCCAGGTGACTGGCGCACGCGTGAGTGCGAGTTCCGCTGGGACGGGACCGCCCTCGCTCGCTGGCGTTTGGAGAACGACCGCATCCCCAACACCGACATGCACTGGGTCATCCAGACCGAGCCGAAGCTGGGCACCTACGCCAAGCCCGACCCGAAGGTTTCCGGCACCATCGAGATCGATTGGCTGGCGTACTACAGGTCGGCATAGCAGCCCGTCGTCAAGGGTTTGGTACCATTTGCAGATGCCCACGGACATCGACACGCTGATCTCTGCGATCAACAAGAAGCAGAAGTCAGAGGTGATGATCAAGGGCAGTCAGTTGAAGAACAGCAGCTATGAGCGGCACACCACCGGCTCGCTGAGCTTTGACCTGGCTCTTGGTGGTGGCTGGCCCTTGAATTGTGTCAACGAGATCGTCGGGTTGGAGTCGATGGGCAAGACGGCGGTGACCTTGAAGACCATCGCCGCTGCCCAGGCCGCCAACCCTGACCACCACACGCTGTGGGTCGCTGCAGAGGACTTCGACTTCGTTTGGGCGGGCGTGCTCGGTGTCGATGCCGACAAGATGACCTTCGTCCAGTCGAACATCATGGAAGAGGCCTACGAGTCCTGTGACCGTGTGCTGTACGGACGTGCCGCCGATGCCGTGGTGATCGACTCCCTTCCGGCACTGATGCCTTCCGAAGAGGACGAGAAGACGATGATGGAACTGACCATCGGTCGAGGGGCAATGCTGACCAACAAGTTCATGCGCAAGTGCCTGTCCTCCACCAAGCGGTCGATGACCGAGGCCGACCGCAGCGTGCTGATGCTGGTCATCAACCAATGGCGTGAGCGTGTCGGTGTGATGTTCGGTGACCCTCGCACGACACCGGGAGGCAAGGGCAAGAACTACACCTACATGGTCCGGGCCGAGGTCACTCGGGAAGAGTGGATCAAGGACGGCGATGAGCAGGTCGGCCAGACGATCAAGATTCAGACGATCAAGAACAAGACCTTCCCGCCGCGGCGCACCGCCACGGTGGACTTCTACTTCGCTGACTGCGATGGCCACCCGCAGGGCAGCTACGACTACGCCCGTGAGCTTTGGGACATCGGCATCGAGCGTGATGTCATCGAGCGCCACGGTGCCTGGTATCACTTCGGTAAGCACAAGTGGAACGGCAAGGACGCCGTGTGGACAGCGATGCAGACCGACGAAAGCCTGGTATCAGCGATCGATACGGCGGTACGGAGAGAAGTACTCGGCATCGAGCCTCCTCCGGCGGCCTCGACAGGAACTCGTAAGCGGAAGGTTGCCCGCAAGTGATGGAAGCGTGAAGGAGTGGCAGAAGCAGGAGCGCACTGTCGCCAAGCGCCGTGGCGGCAAGCAGAACCCAGGCTCCGGCTCTGGCTGGCGGCTCCCGAACGATGTGCGCGAGGACAAGGTGCTGTGGGAGATGAAGCAGACGGACGGCAAATCGATCCGTGTCGAGGCCGAGGACTGGGATCACCTGCGCAGCAACGCCATCCTTTCGGGCAGGATGCCAGCGATGCACCTGCAGATGGGTGGGGGCCGCAGGTCCTGTCGGCTCGTCGTGATCAGTGAGGACGACTTCGATGAGATGTTCCCGGTATGAGTAGGACGCTCAAGGACAGTGCACTCAAGCGGCTCAAGGACACCTACAAGGGTGATGGCGTTGTGTTACCAGCGATGGAGCGGCACGTCATGCGCAAGATGGGCGAAGCTGTGTCACCACACAGCCACGACTACATGCACCCTTCCGACATGTCCAAGCCGAACTGGTGCGGACGCCACGACTTCTACCGGATGACCGGAGTGCCACCGGAGAAGACCAGTCAGGCCAACCCTTCGTTCCGGATGAACAACGTCTTCGCTGAGGGCCACACGATCCACGACAAGTACCAGGACTGGCTGTGGGAGATGGGCGTGCTGTGGGGCCGGTTCTTCTGCCGTGCCTGCGAGAAGGACTTCATGGCTCTGTCGCCCAAGGCCTGCGTGTGGTGCAAGAGCGAGCGCCTGTCGTACCGGGAGGTTCCTCTACGACGTGGCGGGCTGATGCTGATCGAGGGCCACGCTGACGGTGCCGTGCACGGCCTGGACGATTGGAACGGACTGATCGAGATCAAGTCGATCGGCATCCAGACGCTGCGCTTCGAAGCGCCGCGGCTCTACAACTTGTATACCGACGAGGGCATGACCCTGGAAGACATCTGGTGGCGGATCAACCGGCCCTTCGCCAGTCACATCAAGCAGGGCATGCTCTACTTGTGGCTGGCCTGGCCCCGGTACGAGGAAATCTGCTTCATCTACGAGTCGAAGTTCAACCAGGCGACCAAGGAGTTCGTCGTCTCCTACAACCCGAGCGTCATCGCTCCGCAGTTGGAGACGGCCAGAGAAGTATCACAATGTGTACGCACGGGGTTCATACCCGATAGGCCGGTATGGGCAGAAGATGCACAGGTCAAGACCTGCCGCTCGTGCGAGTTCCGGAGAAGGTGCTGGGGAATGGAGAAGGAAGATGAGCCAACGGAAGAGGACCATCCCGCGACAAGAGTCCAACGGGCAAAGTCAACAGTCCGGAAGCGGACTCTTCAAGCTGCCCGAGTTCGCTCTTCCTGACCTGCCCACCAACCTCACCGATCTCAGTGACGATTACCTGATGGAACTGTTCAGCGAGTTCACTGCTTGGCAGAACTACGCCGCCGTGCAGCAGGCCGAGGCCGAGGTCGGTGAGGCCACTGCCGAAGCCAATCAGCGCTACGTCGAGGCCCAGGCGATGGTCCGTGACTGGGGCACCAAGGACAAGGTGACCGTGGCCAAGGCAGAGATGGCCAGCGACCCCGAGGTATCCAAGGCCAGGGACGCTGTGCTCGGCGCGTACGCCAGGCGCAAGCTGACCCAGGTGGTCTACAGCAACTGCGAACGGTGCGTGTTCGTGATCAGTCGAGAGCTTTCCCGGCGTATCGGTAACGTCGGCTACGAACGGAGACAGAACAGGTGGAACCCATGATCGACAGCGATGACAAGTACATCACCTTCAAGAGGGACGAGTTGTTCAAGCTGATCGGTATGTCCGACGCCATTCATAACCAACTGCTGTCCATGTCACTCAAGGATGCTGTTGTGATACGACGACAGGACTACTTCGCTTCCCCGGCGCTCGCTACCTACTCATCGTGTATCGCCATGGTGGCGATGGCCACCAAGAAGCCCGATCTGATGAAGATCGCTGACTACTTCCAGCGCCAGTCCGAGCTTGCCGCCGACGAGGGCTGGAAATTCCCCGACGTATGACCAACCCCAAAGGGACGCAACTGGAGACAGCGGTCGTGCGCTGGTTCCGTGAGAAGGGCTGGCCGCACGCTCGGCGCATCGTCAAGGAGGGCATCCGAGACAAGGGTGATGTGACACTGGGCGACGGCATCCCGGTGACCATCGAAGCCAAGAACACCAAGGCCATCGACCTGGCCGGTGGGCAGAAGGAACTGAAAGAAGAGATGACCAACGCTGGTCATCCGTGGGGTTTCACGATCCACAAGAAGCGCGGCACCACCGATGTTGGTGAGTACTACGCGGTGCTGCCGGTGCATGTGCTCCATGACATCCTCAGCTACGCCGTCGAGCACAGGCGTTTACTGCGCGGGGATGAGCCGATATCACAGGGCAGGAAGCGCACAATCACCCGTCGCTGATACCCCTGTTTGATACCCTCCTATGAACCGGAGCACTAGAGGGGACACCATTGAGTACTGCTGACCTGCAAGAACGTGAGGTCGAGAAGGTGATCAGGGTGTCAGCGACCACTCCACCGCAGGCGGTTGCCAACTCGATCTTCCGAGCGATCTTCGAATTCCAAACGATGCCAACCATCCGCGCCATCGGTGCGGGCGCTGTCTGTCAGACGTGCAAGGGCATTGCCATCGCCCGAGGCCAGGTTGCCACCAGGGGACATGATCTGGCCGTGAACATCGGCTTCGACACGATCCGGGGTGACAGCGGAAGCGACATCTCGGCTCAGACCTTCCATCTCTTCTTGAGGTAGCCGCGGTGGCAACGTTTCCAGCGCTGTACCGAGCCAAGGCGGTCGATACCACCGGCAGGAAGGTGACTGCCTTCGTCCCAGCGGTGTTCGGAGAAGAGTCGGTGACCATTGTCGATTCGGTCGGCGCTCTGCCTGCTGACCCCGGTATGGGATGGGTGTTCTTCCAGGCAGGCAACCCCGAGTTCCCCGTGTGGGTCGGCGCGCAGCAAGGTGAAGGGGGCGGTGGCGGCGGTGGCACTGGTGCCGATGAGGTGTGGATCGGACCCAACGCTCCGACCGATCCCGCCATGGAACTCTGGTATGACACTGACGCAACCGGCATCGGTCTTGCCGTGCTCAGCTACACGCACAACCAGGGCACGCCAGCATCGCTGTGGACCATCATCCACAACCTCGGCTGGTACCCCAACGCTTGGGTTCGCGACAGCGGCGGGACCAACGTCGAGGGCGATGTCACTCAAGTCGATACGAACACGATGACCATCGCTTTCAGCGCCTCATTCGCCGGAGTCGCTTACCTCAGCTAGGAGTAGTCATGGCTCGCAGTTTCCTCACTGCAATTGATCTCAACAAGAACGAGTTGCGAAACGCCGCGGTGCAGAACCTCGGGACAGCGCCATCGTCGCCGGTCAGAGGCCAGTTGTATTACAACTCGACGGGCGGCGTTGACACCCTCTACTGGTGGAACGGCACGTCGTGGATATCAGCGGTCGGTGGCATGGCCTTCGGCGTCATCTCTGCAGAGAACACCTTCGGCACGGCCAAGAGCGACGGCGTTGCTACCACCACGGCTCGCTCCGATCACACGCACGGCAACCCTGTGCACGATGCCGCGGCGCACGCTGCAATCCCTC